TTACGCCCCAACACGGGTGAGCGCGTCGCGCACGATCTCGCGGATCTCGCGCGACTGCACCTGATCCCCCACCAAGAGCCCGCGGCTCTTGACGAGCAGAGCGTACAGGTCCGTCATCGGTCCGTCAAAGACCCGCTCGCACGCGTTCGCGGGCGCGTCACCAAAGTCCTTGGCCCAGCTCATCGGGCCCACGCCGGGGAACATCCGCACCAGCGCGGCCAGGGCCTCGTGCCACAGCCCCGGCGGGAGCGCGGCCTGCAGCGACGCCGCGTCGAGTTTGTCGCTCACCAGCCGCTGCGGCCCGAGCGAATCAGCCCAGCGCGGATCGCGCGCGAACGCGTGCGCGATGCGCTGCGTCAGGGATTCGCCCTCTGGGTTCTTCGACCCCGACATCTCGTGGCCGACCTGGGCCGCCAGGCTCATCAGTTCATCGATCGCCACCGGCAGCGTCGTGCCCGTGTTCACCAGCAGCGTGCGCACACCCAGCACGCCCAGCGCGTACAGATCGCACGGCGTGGACAACAGCGGCACGAGTTCAAACGTCACATCAGGAATCGGCACCCCCTCGGCCTGGCGCAGACGTTCAACGAGCGCCGCGGGCATCTCCTTGGGGATCGTGCGCAGCCGCAGTTCGCCCGCGCCCATTCCCGGGCGGGTGTCGAGCATGGCGTGCAGATCAATGCGTTGGCCGCCGAGGGTGAAGCGGAGCCACAGCAGATCGTTGGTGCCCGCGACCACGCGCTCTTGCGTGGTCAGCGTGCCTTCGAGCAGGGTGCCGAACTGCACGCCCGCCGCCGAACCGCTGGTGCCGCCGCTGGAGCCGGTCGCGGCATCGACGACGCGCCGGATGCGGATGGAGCCTCGCCCGTGAACGCTGCGTCCGGCGCTCGCGGGCGCGTAGACGGACATGCGATCCGAGCCGGGGAGGAAGTAGCGTGCGTCGGTGCCGGTGATCGGCAGTTCAACGCCCTCGCCGGGGGTGACGAGCGCGACCTTGGCGGTCCACCACAGCGGCAGGCCGCCGGAGCCGCGCGAGCCGTGGATCACGCCGCCGTCGCCGAGGCGGATGCGGAAACTGTCGGCGGAGACATTGAGCAGCGGGCCGCCGGAGGCGGAGACCGCGGCCCGGGCAGTGCCGATGGCTTCGGCGAGCAGGCGAATCTTCAGATGGAAGACCTCAGCGAGTCGCGATGCCGCGCCCGCGCCGGGCGTGATCCAGCCCGAGAGCGAGAGATCGGCGAGTTCGCCGCCGGCGGTGGAGGCCAGATCGCGGAGCACGCCGTCGGCCATGCCGTCCACGTCCGCGCCCGAGAGCGTGTCGACGTATTCCTCGTAGCCGATCGGCGCGAGCGGACGGACAAGCATGAGCCCGCCGCCGGGGTTGACCGCCAGGGCCGAGTCGGGCAACCGCAACGACTGGATGAGTTGGCGGGCGGCGTCGGCATCACCTGCGGGCGCATCGCCGACGGCGACGAACGCGGAGGCGTCGGCGAGCATCGGCTGATAGAGGTTGCGGCTGAGCGAACTGGTGTACGCGGGCAGACCCTTCTTGGTCAGCAGCGCGTCGTCGGTACACAGCGCCCAGGGCGCGTTGGTGCTGCGATCGACGGTCGCGATCGGCTGGAGGGTTTTGCGATCGACGAACAACGGCTCGGGGTGCTTGTCCTCCCAGCCGACGCGGATGATGCCCGACGCGCCGTCGCCCATCTCCATCGCGTCGCAGCGTTCGATCCAGCGGCGATCGAGTCGCTCGTTGCTGAGCGACTCTCGATACGCCGGGGCGGCGTTGGCCAGTCCCGCGACATCCTGCACCCAGATCTCCAGCCACGACTGCACCTTGTTCTTGGCGTCGGCGACGCACCCGAGCAGGACGCGGGCGTCGATGGTCTCGCGGAGCACGACGAGCGGCGACTCACCCTTGGTGTCGGTGGTGCGCACGATGACGCAGAGTCGCAGGCCGGCGGGTTGGGCGGGCTGGATCGGCACCGCCGCGTGCCCGCTGGGCAGCGTCTTGGTCTGGCTGGCGAACACAAATGCCGGAACGCCTGAAGTCACCACGCGCGCACACCTCCGCCGAGCCCCGGCGATCGCTGACTGAAGAAACATGTCGGCACTGAACTCGACGGGGCCCTGTAGTCTACTTGGGTTGGGGCTCGGCTGCATCGCGTCCACCGAACGAAACCCGCAGAATGGCGCGGATTCGAGCGCGGGCGTCGCGTACCGTCGCCGGATGCTGATCCGACCCGAGAACTTGACGCGCTTGGGTGTGCCGGCGGCGTTCTCGACGCGGGTCGGGGGCGTGTCGCCGCCGCCGTTTGACTCGCTGAACTTTGGGAACCCGGGTGAACTGCCCGAGGGCGTCGCGCGAGACCCGGCGGCGAACATTCGCGCCAACTTCACGCGGGTCGCCGCGGAGTTGAGATGCGCGGGGCGGCGGATTGTGCAGGTACACCAGGTCCACGGCAGCGCGGTGCATGTGCATGAGGCCGAGGCGTGCGACACAGACTCGTCGTGGGAACGCACACGTTCGGGGGCGGACCCGAAGGCCGACGCGATCGTGACGCGCGACCGGAGTGCGCTGATCGCGGTGCGGGTGGCGGATTGCGTGCCGATTGTGATGGCGAGCGCGGACGGCGCGATCGTGAGCGCGGTGCACGCGGGCTGGCGCGGCGTGGTGGGCGGAGTGGCGAATGTCGCGACGCGCGCGATGCGCGAGTCGGGAGCACGAGAGATTGTGGCGGCGATCGGGCCGTGCATCGGGCCGGAGAAGTTTGAAGTCGGGCCGGAGGTGGTGGCGGAGTTTGAGCGCGTGTTCGGCGCGAGTGGGTTCGTGCGCGAGGTCGGGGGCGGCAAGGCACTGATTGATTTGCAACGGTTCATTGAGGTGCAACTCCGCGGGGAGGGTGTGGAGGATGTGGAGGTGTGCCGCCGCTGCACGGTGTCGGAGCGTGAGGCGTTTTTCAGCCATCGGCGGGATCGGAACGTGACGGGGCGGATGATCGGGATTGTCGGAGCGCGGGCGGGGTGAGCGTGAGGACGGGCGCGAGCGCTCGCGCCGGATGCGTCCTCCATATCTCCGGGTCGCGCCCACGATTGCGCGCGCAAACGTGGACATGCGCGGAGACGGAAGTGGGTTTGGGGCTGTGATTCTTGGAGAAAAAGAATCTTTGAAATTTTTGAGCGGGTCGGGTGTTGCGTGCAGATTTGCGCGCGCAAACGTGGATACCCACGTTTGTGCGCATGGTCGCAAAGCCTCGGATGACGCGTGGCACAGGCGGGAGGCAAGGGCTGTGCGAGGAGCGCGGCGTGCATAGAGTTGTGGCCGCGCGGGAGACGGATCGAGGATCTGTTTCTTGACTTGCTTCTCGACCTGTTTCTTGGCGCGGCGTGCGCGAGTGGCCCGACCAAGGCCGTCGCGACTGGGTTCATTGACAACTGGGGCCGAACCGGATTCGACCGGGCAGGGAAGACTTGTTGTGGCGCGTCCAGGAGCATGCCGGCCTGGTAAAAAGCATGCAACACATTGATTGCTGAGCGTAACTACGCACTCGCGGCCTAAGGCCGTGACGTTCCCCGACCGACGCCCGATAGGGCGGGGAACGAAGCATCGGGCTGGTCGTCGTGTGGTGCTCTCAGGCACGACGATGAGAAACTACTGTGGGCTGGACCAAAGGAAACGCTGTCGTTGGCGGTTCCGCGGTTGACGACAAATCAACGACTACACGCGTAGAGGCGACCTGTTGACTGTCTCGGGACGGGGGTTCGATTCCCCCCGGCTCCATTTCCCCGGAAGCATGCGTCCGACCCTTGGGGTTGGACGCTGCTTCAACGGGTGGTTCACGTTTCTCCGCCGGAGATTGCTGAGGCCTCTTGGGCGGGAAAACTGCGAAACCACTCGGTGAGTCAGCAAGATTTGTCGGAAGGGGCAAGGCCTCAGCACCAACATCTTCGGCGATCTGGCCCCCGGGTGTCAAGTCCATTGGCTCTATTTTTCTGGCCCGCTCCATAAACCCATTCAGCCGAGGCAGTTGGTTGGCAGCTTGGGCAAGCGGCAACAGACGCGGGTCCGTGTAGACGTCCATCGTGAGCTTCTCGTCGGTGTGCCGCATGAGTTTCCTGCGGACGTCGACGTCGATTCCTTGACGCGCCATCTGTGTGTTCACACCCTTCCGCCATCGGTGCCATTGGCCCTTCTCTCCAGCGACCTCCTTACCGCGCGCGATGCCGACCGCCTTCATGTCGACTTCCAACGTGTGATGAGACGGCGCACGATCGAAGACCAGCTCGCCCTTGCTGTGGTTTCGCCAGTCCATCAACAGCGCGACGAGCTCCTCGTTCATCGGGATCAGGTCGTTTCGCTTGGACTTGTCGCCGGTGAGGCGCAGGACCTTCTTGGCGAGGTTGATGTCTTCCCAACGCTGGCGCCGTGCCTCGCGATACCGCAGTCCGGACAATGCGAGAAAGCCATAAAACGTCGAGGCGAGCGGGCCCTTGTGTCTTGCCTGCCAGTTCTCCGCCTCGCGCTTCTCGGCGTTGAGGATGATGGCCTGCATCTGCTCCCACGTGAACGCATCTGCGCCCTTGCCTCGACGACACCGGGGCAGACGGATCGCGTCAAACGGGTTGTTGGTGAAGTGGCGCTTCACTTCCAGATAGGCACCGAAGCAACGGACCTGACTGAGTTTGTTCTTCGCCGTCTTCGCGGCGCCCGGACCTCCAGCGTTGATCTGCTCGGAGAGCCAATCGACCAGACGGTCGGTGCAGAGATCTGCTGTTGTTGACCACTCGAGCTCGGCCGCGATCTGCCGAACCGTTCGAACGCTCTTGTCCGCATGCTGGCCACTGAACTGCAGCAGCCCGACCATGTGCTTACGCCAAAGTTTGAGCGCGTCCTCGATCGCGATCGGCGAGAGGCCGACGCGAACGGATGAAACAGGTTTGTCAGCAGCCTCGTGCTGCGGAGAGCATGCCTCCGCGTCCGACTGCGGAGGGGTTTGGCTCGGAGACATGTCGGACACGTTGACACAGGACGCGCGGCATGTCAATACAAATCTTTGCTGTGCCTGCGCTTGCGAACAGCCGTTCAAATCGATCTCGATGCACACCCGCAGCTCGTGAGGAGCCGTGTTCTGTCCTCCGCTCGGGGGACACGAGTCGGCTCCATTCTGGCGCGATGTATCACCTGGCCGCGATTGTCGCGGCTTGGGCGCGTGTTCATCCCATGGCATACCCCAGGCCCCTGACCCCAAGGCGTCAACACCGAATCGTCCATGATCCGGCCACAACCCAACGATGTCTTCAGGAAATGCAACACTGCCGTCAAGAGCGATCAGTCACGCCCGACAGCGCGTCGCCTCACGTTACTCGCATGGACGAGCGACGTGAGCAAATAACGGATGCGGAAAACCATGTGCTGACTTTTCGCAGAGTGAGCATGCGGGGGCTTACGCCTCACATGCGAGCACGGTTTCACGAATCATGAAGGCATCTTCACGCATCCACAAGTTCAGGTGATCGCCCCATCCGCTCGTGTGAAGCTGGGGAATTTCCGATCAGCTGATACCCGTCACATTCGCATCCGTGAGAACGTACTTCCAGTTCGTGCCATCGGAATAGATGTGCCTCTTTTGTCCCGACTCAGGATCGACCAAGTACCCGTAGTGCCCCTCGAAGTTCGCCGCCGGATAGTCGACCAGGTTCAGGACCGCGCCCAGGGATGCGTTACTCGCGGAGACGCGCTGCAGACGCTTGTGCTGGTGCGGCTGGCCGTCGAGGTACTGCCGGACGGCGGCGAAGTTCCCGTTGGCGTCGGCCGGCCAGGAAGCCTGCCCGAACTCGATCTCCAGTTGTCCAAAGCGCGGAGCGGTACCCATGGCTGAATCCTCAAGGTTGGCGGCGGACAGTGATCACGCGCGGCCGAGAACGGCGAGCGCCGATCGCGTTGCTGATGGCGACGACGAATGAGTCGGGATCGGAACTGCTGAAGTCTTCCCCTCGCATTGCCTGCGTGTAACCAAAGGCTGCGTCAGTCACGCTCACCGTGCGGCGTGGGGTGGATAGGTCTGCCGAGTCGAAGATCTCCACCACGAAGGGACCATCGGGCGGCGCCTGGACAACTTCACCGTCCACAGTCGTGAGCGCGGCTCCCCAAGTCTGCTCGCCCGCGGCATTGCCGGACCCATCACGCACGCGGTATCGCCATGTGCCGACCCACGTCTCTCCCGCCTTGTACTCCGGCGGCCAGATGCTGTTGGGCGGGAGCGCGGCCAGGGCGTAGCCCTTGAGGTTCTTGCTGACAGCCGTCACCGCCTCCAGGCTGACACCGGGCGGCTGGCTCTTGACATACACGGTGGCACCCGGCGTGAGAGTGGTGTCGCGGATGACGGTGATGGAGTCGCGGCGGAAGATGTAGACCTTCGCGCCTACGGCGTGCGCCTGCGGCACAGTGCCGCCCTGGGCCGGGATCAGACCATCGAGCCGGTACCCACCGGTGACGGCCGTGAGATTGCGGAGGCAGTACAGCTCGTCATCGATAAGGACCATCTGCCGACCAGAGAGCCAGGCCGTGCGATCGCCGCTGAGATCGAGCACACCCAGAATGTCTGTGTTGAACGCGGTGATCACCGGACCTTCCTCGATGAGCCCGCGCACGTCAGCCGACATTGCTGACTGCAGTGTTCCACCCGAAGCCCAGGCGGTCTGATTCGCCGCAGCGTCGTAGCTTGTGCCGTTCGCAGATAGGTGGATGATCGCCGCGCCAGAACTCTTGCTGCCGCGCACGCGCACGACGCCGATGGCAAGCTCGGCTCCGACGACTTCGTACGGCATCTCGACGATGACGACGTGCGTGTCGGGAGTGGGAATGCCGGCGGCTGAAGATTGCGATCCATCCCCCGGGTCATAGCCAGTCGGCGCATATGAAAACACGTCGCGGACGACTTCGAACTCTGTCGTTGTGGATTCCGATGTTGCGCGACGTGCATTGCAACGCAGCGGTCCGAAGCCTTCGACAGAGAACTGCATTCCCGGCCAGAGATTCCGCGCCGTGAACCCGAGCTTCATCGTGTACTGATTGAGCGCGGCGAACGCTTCCAGTTCTTTCCGGTCCGCCGCAGCCCGTGCCAGTGATCCATGCGTGATCGTTTGAAACGTCTGCTCGGAGTACTTGCGTCCGGCGGTGCGCGACGTCGCTTCATCTTCTGACCGAGCGGTGTTGGGCTTGAACTTCAGAGTGCGGTCCGCGAAGAGCCACACCACGCGATTGGTCTCGGGCTCTCCCTGCGGAGACTTCTCGAGCGGAGGACCTCCGACGATCGCATTGGCAGCAAACTCTGGCGGGGTGATGACCTCGCGAATGGGAAAGAACACGAGCTTGTCACCGACCTGCGAGAGCATGATGCCATGCTCCTGCATGATGTCGCCGATGATCTCCGCGGCCGTCCGGCCTTCGGACCCATTGAGAGCGTCTATCGCCACCGCGATGCGCTCGTTCTCCCCGAGCACGCCAACGCGTTCCAACGCCTCGGTGTCGAATGCGGAGGCCCGTGCGCCGCCTCCATGCGGCCAGCGTGCCGTCGCGTACTGATACAGCACGTGGCCGACGTTGGGTCCATCGTCGTCGCCAGCGACGGGAGCAAGATACGCGAGCGAACGATTCAGTTCGGATCCGACCGACGTCGCCTCGATCTCATACTCAAGCTGCGGCCAGATAGCCGACGTGCCCTGGCGGAATGAGATCCAATCGACGCGGCACATGTACGGCCAGCGACTGTTGATGCCCACGCGCGACGGGTGCCCGAGCCAGGTGTTGACCGGCTGATCCACCGTGCCCCACCAAATGGCGAAGGTGCCTTCGGACGTTTCAATCTGCGTGCCGCTCGGCGTGTTGTAGCGGTCGATCGGACCCTCCCAGAGGACCTTGCCGCTGCGGTAGATGCGGTGGAGTTTGTCGATAGGGCCCACCCTGAGCAGGTGCGAACCCTCCTCGTAGTAGATGTTCTGCGCGGCCGCCTTGGGCTTTCCACCTTTGCCGCCTCCGCCGCCCTCCTGGCGAACTTCGCGGTTTCCCGCCCAGGCGAAGATCGGCGCACATTTGCGCCGGCCGTTGAGTGGTACGAGGACGCTGCCGCGCGTGGTGAGTGTCGTCGGCGTGGACTGAACCTCAAGGTTCGTCTTGGGCTTCTTCGCAGTGAGGTAGGCCAGACCGCCCAGTGCGATCGACGCGATGATCAACCCCGTGGTGAGCTCGGCCTGTTGAGTGTCGCGACGGCGCTCGATCGAGCCGGCGACGATCGATCCAGCGAAGGCCGCAATGCATGCGCCGGTTGCGAACCGCGAGAGTGCGTTCATCGGAAGTACTCCGCAGGCAGGCGCATGGCACGGCGGACCTTTAGGCCGTTCGTGTCGAGGCCCTGGAGTGAGCCCCGCGAGTTGGCACCGTTCGGCCGGTCTGCATGCCACACGGTCACAAGATCTGCATCGAGGATTCCAACGTGAAACGGATTGCCCGCGAGTTGCACGCCGAGGATGTCGTACGCCTGCAGCGCCTCGCGATCGACCAGTATCTCCGACGCGCCGTGGCGATCCAGCATCAACGCGATCGTGTGGGCGACAATGCGAGGATCGTGGAACGCGGCGTCCTGGGCGTGGCGAGGAAGAGGAGCCAGCGTCACCCTCCGCAGCATCTGGCACCAGTCGTCCACATACCGCAGGCAGTCAACGCCTCCCTGCAGCTCGTGGCCGCCGGAAGGGCAGCACTGACCCGCCATGTACGGCGTGCCAGACCAGCGGGCGAGAAACTCAGCGAACCTCGTGTTCATCAATCCTCGCTCGTCTCATACTGAGGATTGCGGGAGGACATCGCCGTCCCGGCGCCGGTGAAGTTGGACTCGTTGTTGTACTTGCTCCTGCAGTTTTCGATGAGCTTGTTGCATCCAGGCGTGAGGACGGCCGTGGCATTCAACCACTCACGCGGCGGCGGCCACATCATCTGGAATGAGCTCCCAGATTCCCAATGGCGGATCGTGATCTCATAACCGTCGACACTGATCGTGCCGTCGTTCCACCACAGCGCAGGTCGGGCAAGCACCGCGGCATCTGTGATCGTGAGGATGTTCTTGTTGATAGCCACGACCGTGGCGGTCTTGCGCAGCGGAGCGAGATCGACGCGGCACATCGGACCGCCCAAGTCGTCCTGGCACTCGTTGGTGATCGGAATGCCGACGGGTCGATCGAGCTGGGCCTTGAGTCCGATGAGGGGAACGCGGGCCTTGTCTGGGCGATTGTCGACGTTGAACTCGACATCGCCGACGCGGCCGAGCCACGTTGTGCGCCTCGTTGCCGCGGCATCGCGGGGATCACACTCCTCGATCAATGCTGAGACAGGCGTGAAGCGTTGACCACGGAACCGGGGAAGAGGCTCAGCCGATGACGTCATCGTGAGTTTGGCGGGCTCGTCCTCGGTGCCACCATTTTGATTCCCGTAGTCAACCTCGAGCAAGGGGAGAGCGGTGAACGTCTGGCCTCCGATGACAACGTCCGAGGTCCACCTGGCGTAGCGCACGATGGTGGGGGCCAGACCCCAACTGAAAGTCACGAGCGTGGCCAGTGCCGATGCCGACTTGGTATCGAGAGGACTCGCCATCAGTTGTGCTCCGTCCATCGAGGCGGCGAGTCTGGGCAGGCCTCGGATGCGTCGAGGACCTTGGTCATGAGCCCGTGCCCAGCGCACCCGCAGGCGAGGCATGCCCCCTCACCCGACGCTATCGTCGCGTACTTGCCGCATGCATTGGATTGGCACACGGCCAGCCGGACGTCGGCGACTTCGCGCGGCACCGATGCTCCGACGACGCGACGAACCTCCGATGTGACACGTGCTGCGATCGCCACGCCCTTGTCGAGCCCTGACCTCACCCCTAGAGCGATGGCGGTGAACTCGGCCTCGGTCATCTCCGAAGGATGGCGCCCGCGCTTGCGGCATTCGTCCAGGATGGCGACATCGAAACTGTGCACGCCGGACCATACTCGCCAGCGATGTGATTCCCCGTCAGATGCGGAAGTTGACAGCCACCTGCTTGATCGTCTCGTCGTTGCAGCCGCCGCTGCTGGGACAGTCGTTGTTGGCGACCACGATGCGTATGCCCTTCCGCGTATTCGCCCAGATCGCTCGGCTGCAAGGCATCGCCACGCTGGGGAATATCGCGACGGGCCAGTCCGGGAACGAGTAGGTCACGGTGCACGCGCTCGAGCCTGGGCAGCCAACGCAACCGGCGCACACGGTGTCGCCGGGTCCCTCGGCGTCCTCGGTCAACGTGAGTGACCATCCGGCTGGCTTGAGCTGCGCCCGCACCTCAGCGGTTGCATCCGGATCCGTGAGGCTGGGGATCACCGTGCGCCAGACGATGCTTCGGTCGCTCTGGTCACCAGTCGCGTCGTAGTTGACTTCCCATGGCGTGAGTATGTGCAGTCGATCAACCACGCCGACGACGAAGTCTGCGCGGTCCACAAGCACACCCGCATCGTTGTAGCTGTACGAGGTTCGCGATATTGCAGCGCGCAGCGTCAAACGGATCTGGCTCGACGTCGAGACGCATGCCGAGAACACCGGGACGTGCGAACCCGTCACCAGTCCGAAGCAACTGAGCGAACCCTTGGTCGGTGAGTCGGGATGCCCGCTGCAGCAGTTGAGCGGAGTCTGTGGCGGAGTACACACACGCATAGTCACAGAAGCCGGCGGTGAGTACACAATGCCGCCCGCCGAGACATTCCACCCCGCATTCGTCGGCCGCAACGCGGTGAGGCCAGTGCCAGCGCCCGCGTTCTCGAGCGTGATCAGCGGGATGAACTTCCCACCTCTGCAGGATCCGCCCAGCGTCATGCACCCGCGCTGATAGCCGCTGCGGCCGAACACGGCGTTGTCGATCGCGTCGTCGGCCAGCCCGCTCGACCAGGGCGCACCAGGTGGTACCGCCTCGCCGGTCTCGCCCGGATGCGCCCACTTCGCGCCGCAGGGCGATTGAAACGTCGTCGGCACGTGGCCGATCAACGCGAGCTGAGGATGGGCGCGCTTGGCACTCGCCCAGACCGCCGGATCGTCGCGGTAGAAGTTCACGCCGCTGACAGCGGTGCCGTCCACGAACGACGGGTTGATCTCGTCAGAGAACACGTACAAGTGAAACAGCGCCCCGTATGCGCCCGTGAATGCACTGGTCTCCCATTCCGCAACCAGGCGGACCTCGATGTTGTGCGGCTGCCCATCGTCGCCCTCGTATGTGTCTAGCGCCCGCCAGACTTTGCGAGAGACGTTGACAGGATCTGTGCCATTGCCAAGGCGCCACAGCCAGTACGGTGGGGGACTCGGAAAGCTGACCCCGTTCGGGGCTGCCGTGATGTGGTGCCAGTGCCGCGAGTTGGCACGGCCGTTGGTCCACGTCGGGTCGTACTCGAGCACCCACTTGCCTTCGAGCTTGTCGATGAGCGAGGTCAATGCGCCCGCATGCGAGTGCGTGGCATCCTTCGCGAACTGTCCAGGAGCAAAGTCGAGACGCATGCGTTTCGGCATGAGCAGGTCCGCACCGCGAAAGACCGGTCGCTGATCATCGAGGCAGGCGCACGGGACCTCATACATCGGAACCGTAACGCCAGAACTGTTCACGCAGTCGGCGTCTGGTGACCATCCGTCGAGCGGATCCGAGTCTGAGCGCGGATCTGAGATCTCGGGCGATGTTGGCTTGGCCTCGGCGTCGCCGCTTGTGTGGAGCGAGATGATCGGGAGCGTGGCGCGATGAGTCTCGTCCGTTACCCAGGACGAATCCATGTCATCGGCGTCAAACCGCACCAAGTCACACCATGCGCCGCGGCGAACGGTGTCGATAGTGCCCGACGGAGGTGGTGTCACGGCGAGTTGCACACTCCCGGCGACGTCGGCCGCGGCCGTGACCCGGTGCACCGTAACGGATCCATCGCGGCGGACCAACGCGAGGTGCCTGCCCACTCGATCCTGTGCGGATGCGAGCGTCGGAAAGCCGGCGACACAGACAATGGTGGACCCGGCGATCGATGCGACTCGGAAATCATCGTTTGGCCGAGGTAGCCAAAACGGGTACGTGCGCCCCGCCCGCGAGTCGAAGAGTGCGAGGATCTGCCGCGCCTGCGATCGCCGCAGTGAGGTGAAGTCGAGAGATGGAGCAAAGCGACCGCGCGGTCCGCGAATATCAGGCGACTGGCCGAGTCCGATCTTGGCAAGTGATCCAGCCCGCTTGATCGATACTGCGACATCGGATGCCCAGTCGTAAGCCAGATGCATGATGGGATGACCGGCGAACTCTGCAAAGCCAGGCGGAGTTGTGCCCGGCGCGCAGAGCGATGGCAGTTGATCCGGACCGGCAATCTCGGTCGCAGAGATCTCGGCCGTCGCGTGGATCCGCGTGTGTAGCGAGACGCTGGAGTTGAGAAGTACTTCCGCGCGGAACGCCGGGAACACGCGTGAGCCTGCTGGCCAGGACTGAGTTAGGGCATCGATCGTGATCGTCGTCGTGGTCACGGCCGCGACGGTGCGCCGCTCCCAGATCCACCTGGTGCGGTCAACGGTGCTGCGCTTGGCGATGATGATCGGGACACCGGGACCATACCGGCGAGCATCGGTTGATCTGACATTGAGTACGGTGGCACCGCCCGCCGCGTCGGCCGTGAGTGTGGCATGATCGGACACAAGGGGAAGTAGTACGCGCGAGCCGGCGAGTTGCTCGAGCAAACCGATGAGCGTGGATGAATCCGGACCGCGAGACGAAATCGCCCGATGCCGCAGCGTCATCGTGAGCGCACCCGCGTGGACGAGCGAAAGCCGCTGCTCAAGGTCACCGTCAGAAGTCTGGATGTCCGTCTGGTAGCTGCAGCGCACGTCGACGCCGCGGGCCCAGTCAGCTAGGAACAGCGTCACAGGATCTGCATTGGGAGGCGGCGTCGTTTCGGCGGGCAAGGGAGACTCCTCGGGCGCGGGGGCACGAGGACTCTAACCGAGAAATCACGTTGTCCCGTTGAGAGGAGGGCACACAACCGGCACAACGTCGCCCTCGGATTCGGACGGCGGCTTCACGGGGCCGCCCGTGGCAAAGCCGGTCGAGTTCAATGCGATTGGTGCGGTCTCGCTGCGGAACCCGCCTTCGTTTGTGACGTGTGATACTGCGGGCACAAGTCCGCCCCGTGCGAAGCCCTGATCTGACGCCGGTGTTTGGTCATTGCCACTGTTGCCCATAAGACGTTCAACGATTCCCATGTGTGAAGCTCCGAGGGGTGAACTTTCAGGCCCGCCGTTCGCGGCGAGTTCTGTAAAGTCATACCCGTTGGCGGATCAAATCCCCGAAGCAGGCGTTGTTCGTTGCCATGAACCGATTAGCGAATACGGCTCGCCTGATCAGTGCAAAAGTTAATGAAGTCTGACAGAGCACCCTTCTCCGGCATCGCATCCGAGCTCCGAGACTCTTCATTTCGCTGATTCAGGTCTTTCAGTACTGCCGTCAGCAACCCAGACAATCGCTGCACACGTGCTTCATCTGATTCAAGAGACTTCACTTTCACGACCGCGATGAGCAGCTGCTCTACAGCATTCGCTGCGCGCCCTCTATATCGCTGGTCCGTATCAAACAGTTTCTCCTCGCTGAGAGATCCTGCCATCGACTTTTGAGTGGCATCGGCGATATCTCGAACCTCCGTCCTGAACCGGTCGAGTTCCATAGCTCGCATGTGCAGTATCAAAGCTTGCCCACCTGCGCGTTCGTAGGCTGCACCGAGTCGTTGACTCTTTGTCTCGCGGCGCGACGCGCGGCTTTGATACCAGATCGTTGCGCAGGCGGTTAGGAGTGTGCTTCCGGCTCCGAGAAGAAATGACCAGTCCATGTAGCCTCCGGCATGATTGAGCGAGCAAAAGTTGTCGCGGTGTATCCAGCGGTCTTGCGGGCAGCGAGCGATAACCGCACTGCCTGAAATATACGATCGGGCATTGTGACGCAAGCCGCACCGCTAGGAATACGAAAGTTCAAGATGCGGGTCAGCGTTTCTTCGGGAAAGATCACGTCATGTTCCGAGGAAGAGCGCCTGCACCCCCTTGACCAGTCCGACAGCCGCGACGGCTAGTTTCAAAATCTCCAGAGGCTTTCCTGAAACAAGCCATCCGCCGAGACGTTGGACCGCTCTGGTCGTTCTCCACACGATGGAGCCAATCCAGTCGTGCCAGTCGCCGCCCTCCATGGCGTTCCGCTGCTGGTCCGCCGAGGTCAAAGCTTCCGGGGTGCCGTTCTCTAGAGCCGAAATCAGTTCGGAGTTTGGGGCCTGAAGTTGTGCCACGTTGAGCCTTCTGCCACCGGTGCTCGGCCCGTTCCAAACGCTTGGATTGCGGGCCCCGGTTGACCGGCACTACAGGCCGGAGCCTCAGTTGCGCCACCGCCCGCCCGCCGGCGGTGGGCGCATGAGGCCAGACCACCCGGTTTTACGAGCGGTCGTCAGGGAGGTGGAATCGCTTTACAGGCCGGGAGTTGGGGGACTCGTCCACCCTAAACCTGCTGGATCAGGTCCCCCGGTGACGGACTGGACGAACGCGGCGGACGGGAGGGGAAACTCGTCCACCCCCGCCGAATGCCCCGGATCGACCCTCCCCGCAAGTCCAGCCGTCGACGTGGTAGGATGGGATTGCGTGCCCGACGATCTCGACGCCCAGCTTGCGACGGTACTGCTCGACACCATGAGGATGTCGCTGCGAGTGAGCATTGGCCATATCCAGTTCACCGATGCGGCTGGCCGCGTCGTCTGGCGGATCACCGCCAGGGCCGAAGATGGGCAAGCGTGGACCGGCGAGCACGAGGACTACTACCAGGCCGCGTTGCTGCTGGCTGAGCTCACCGGGTTCGATGTCATGGATGGGTGACTACCTTGCCGCATGGCCAATCCCGCAATCTCCCCCGCCACCTGGAGTCGACTACGAGAGCTCGACGCGACCTGTGATTTCACGATGACGCGGCGATCGACCAAGCCGCAACCCGGCGAAATGGTCGGTGCACGCAACTATCCGCGCATGTGGGTCGTCGAGATCTCGCTGCAAGTTGATCCGATGAAGCGGGTAAGGGCAGAGGGGCCAGATCTCGACGGCACCGTTCAGGTTGCAGTCGAGCAGGCGGCACATCTGACACGGGCCCTCTAACGTTAACCCCGCCACTTGTCTGGTTCGCATGCACAACCCATCCTCGCCAGCCCGTTCGGGAGTCGATAGACTCCAAGACACCTCGACCGGAGACCCCAAATGGCAGTCCCCAAGCGCGTGTCCGACCGCATCGCCGCAACCCTCAAAACGTTCCAGAATGTGCTTCAGCAGCAGAAGGCCCGAGACGTGTCCGAGGCCGACACGGTCACGATCGTGAAGGACTTGCTGAGCGAGGTCTTTGGATACGACAAGTACGCCGAGCTCACGAGCGAGCACAGCATCCGCGGCACGTTCTGCGACCTCGCGGTGAAGCTTGAAGCCAAGCTCGCATTCCTTATTGAAGTGAAGGCAATCGGCCTCGATCTGAAAGACGGGCATGTAAAGCAGGCAATCGACTATGCGGCGAACCAGGGTTGTGAGTGGGTGATTCTCACCAACGGCATCTGCTGGCGTCTGTATCACGTGCTCTTCAAGAAGCCGATCGACAAACAGGAGGTCGCCAGTTTCAACCTGTTGGACGTCACCGCCAAGAGCGCCGCCGATCTCGAGCTGCTCTACCTCATCACTCGCGAGGGCTTCACGAAGAGCGCGATGGCAGACTTCCGCGACCGCAAGGACGCGACAAGCCGCTTCATGCTTTCGGCCATCATCCTCAACTCGGATTCTGTGACGAGCGCGATCCGCCGAGAGATTAGACGCGTCAGTGAACTCAACGTCGATGAGGCGGTAATCGACAAGATGCTCCGCGAAGAAGTGCTCAAGCGTGACACCATTGAGGGGCCGGACGCCGAGGCTGCCGCTCGTCGCTTTGCGAAGAACTCTGATCGGAGCCTGAGAAAAGCAACGGAAAAGGAAGAGCCCGAAGAGACGCCAGTGGACGTCTCCAACTCAATTCAGCCGAGTTGAAGTACCGCTCCATGCTCTGGCGTCACACGCTCGATGCTTGCCGGTACATTGCTACTCGCGATCGTCGTCATCGTCGCGTTCTTCACGTTCCTCCCGGGCCTTCTGTCGTGCGCGTCTGAGTCGTGAGATCTGGCGTGCCCTGTCGTGGAGGAACGCGAAGATTGCTCTTTGTGCCTCAATGATCGAAGTGAAGCTCCCAGGCACAGGACTTCCCATTGCTTCAGTCTCGAAACGCCCGTCTTGGTGGACAATGATCGCCTTGATGGAGGCTTTCTCAAGCCCTCGATTGGTTCGCTCCCAATCAGCTTTACAGAATGCTTCGATACGTCCACCGTGCTTGGCGATCTCCTTCCGAATTTTCATCGCCATCGTCTCGCCGGTCAGGAAGTCACAGCACACAGTTCCCACCTGCATTGGCTCCCAGTGCTTGTGATCAACGATAAATCCATATCTGATGTCGGTGCCGCATAGATCACACTCTTCGCAGACTTCTTCGTGATCGACGTGCTCGATGAAATCCCACCCGGACATCGGCGGAAACTTTCCATGCTTAACAGCGTGGCATCCGCTGCAGAGCGTTTCGAGTTCCTCAAGCGGATACTCCCAGGGCATCTTTCCGGCCTCATACCGCTTGTGATGGACCTGAAGTTGCACCGGACGCTCTGCGCCCCGCAGGCACTCGACACATCTCATTTGATCCCGCTCAAGAACTTGGGCTCGACGTAGCTCCCATTCAGGCGTCATGTAGCCTGCATGGATTGACTTCCATTGCTTGACGCGTGGAGCGCGCGGCTTCGGCTTGTTCTCGGTGCCGTCCGGGTTGGTGGAGACCGGTCGCTTTGAACTAGCCCGCCTGCGCTTCCGAATCGCCTTGTCAAACTGAGCGTCGAACGAAAGTTGAGCAGCCACTTCCGGAGGCTTGCTCTTTGCTCGCCTTGCCATGCATGCGCTCCTTGCGCACTCGGTGACTAGCCGAGTAATGTCAATCCCTTGAATGCGCATGCTAACTGCACGGCCGTCGGGCATCGCGATTTCCCGCTTTCGACGTCGATCGCAGGGCCGATGTGGACGGGGTGTGGAAACTTGACGGCCTGGCGCCAAGCTGATCCCTCAGAACTCTTGCATTTCTCCAACTCACGCGGCGGCGTTGCACCCTCAAGTACCAGTGCTTCCCCGGGGCTTGTTTCGTGCCCACTCCCGTGTTAGGGTGGAACCCACGCCCCGTGCGCCTCGCATGGGATAGGAGCCACCGGAGCCCCTCCCGATGACCGCAGACCAGCAAGCCGCACTCCGCCAGGACGGCACCGCCGCGAAGCCCCCGACCCGTCCTTGGGTCCCCGAGCCCATCCCGGCGCACAAGCCCGAGTACGTCGATCCCGGCCGTACGCATGCCGCTTATGTCGGCGCGATGATGCTCGTTGTCCTGGTCATCGCTGTGATCGGCGTCATCGCACTCACGGGAAATGATCCCCCGGAACGGCCGTACGTGTCGACGGCGCCGATCGAACGGGCGCAAGGCGCCGCCGTGGTCCCCACCATTGGTCAACCTCAGACGCCGCCTGTAAGTTCATCCCCATCTGAGGCCAGCAAGGTTGCTGAGACGCTTGTCCCGCTGGGTTTGAAAGCATCATCGGAACTTGTACCTCCCCCGAAGGTCTTCAAGGATGCCCAGTCACTTGTCGACACATTCTGCGCCACCCCTGTCTGGCTCGCGCAAGCGGACGGGTATTCCATCGGCTTCCTGAGTAAGGGCACTCCGCGCGACGCCGTCACTTGGGCTCAGCTTTACATCCCGCAAGAATCTCAGCAGGACGCGGATTGGGAGTTCCCCACTCTGCCAACATTTACTGCATGCCATGACGCACTCGGCAAGCCGTCATACCTGCTGGTCTACGAGGGCGTTGCGACGCTGCGATCCGGTAAGAAGTGGAAGGTACCGATCGTGATCTGGCTCTACACCGATGACGACATGATGCGTGTTCGAGCGATCAAGTTCGGCGATCCCTATTGGTGATCAACGCCGGCCAAGGACATCCCGCACAAGCCGCTCCAGCGTCGCTCTCGACTTGCCTTGGGTGAGCTCTTCTGCCATCCGCTCGGATGAAACAATGACCGCCGCTTGGGACCCGCCTCCGCCCGTTGCCACGCGGCCTCCAGAGTTCAGGCCTTGATACCCGCCGCGAGGAGGCTTGGAGATCGTCATCGCCGGCAAGCCTCGGCCGCTGTAGATACCAGCGAGCGCAGCCAGAGCCTCCCGAGGAATCAGCATTCGGTTGATGGAATCGAGGATCACGTCGTCATAGTAGTTTGAGGCTTCACGACGCACCATGTATTCTTTGGGCGTGGCGGCAATAAGCACGCTGTCGACATCGGGCCCACTGCCCGGAATGCGACCGCCATCCGCAAAGCCAGGTACGCGGCCGCCCTTGTTCAGACCGGCGCGACCTGCATACGGCAACACGCTCGCGACTCCGCCGCCTCCACCTCCTGTTGCCGCTGCGGCGCCACCTCCGAATAGCCCGAGGCTGCCAAGGCCCGCAGCGACCGCCTGCAACACAGTGAACTGAATGACGAGGTCGGCGATTCGATTGACGAGACCGATGTAAAACTCCTCGAAGGCCTCGCCCGCCGACGTTGTTCCGCTCTTGAGCGTGCTTAGAAACCCACTGATTGACGATGCGCCGGCGTTGGCCAAGTCGCCGCCCAGTTGCTTGGCGCGGTCATAGATCCTCGCCGCGTCATCGACGAAGTTCTGGAAACCAGCCTTGAGACCGCCAACAAAGTCGCCCTGATCAGGTTGGGTGAGCTGGCGGATTGAAGAGTTGATGCGCTTGAGTGCCTCCTCGATCTGCCGCGCAAACTCGGGCGACTCGTCCGCGAGTTGCTTCAGGCCGTCGCGGATGGCGATGAGTCGATCGCGAGCGGCCTTCGCCTCCTCGGAGTTTGCCTTCGCGACCTCTGTGCCTGTCAGCTGGCCCGCTTTCTGGAGGGCTTCACGCTCCGCAAGGTTGGACTGGTAGACACCCTCAATGCGTGACGCTTCCTCAGTTGCCGCGTTCAGCTTCTGCCGGACGAGCAGGCTCTGTGCTTCCAGGTCCTGCACCTGCTGAAGAGCGATGAGCGCCGTCGCCGAATTGGTCCCGAGGAGTTTGACCAGGTCAGCCCGCTCCTTCGCGAACTGGGCTTCTTGCTTGAGTTGCTCGGCACGGTCGGTGTTCTCGCGTCCTCCCAGGGCGGCGAGACGACGTGCCTCCAGGTCGATCGCGAGCTGCGTAAGTGCGGCGGCGGCCTTGGGCGCCTTGCTCACGATGCCGTCAAACCATTCCTTGGTTTGCTCCGTCAATCGAGCGATGGTGAGGCCGAACGACGTAGCGGATTCACGGAGCTTCGAGAACAGATCCGTCTTGGAGACTACCGGCTCATCGACATTGACAACCGCAGCCAGATCCTTGCGGAGCTCGTTGACTCGCTTGTTTGCATCCGTGACCTTTGCCAACGCGGAATCGATTCGCCGGCCAGCCTCTTCCGATGTGTCATTGATCACCTTGTACGACGAAGCAAGTTGATCACTCAGTGCTTTCGCACGTGCTGAATCGTCGCGCTGGATGCGCCGCTGCAGATCGCCGGAGATGAGTTTGAATGCATTGATGCGTGCTTCGGTATCGCGGATCTCGCGGCGTTTGAAGGACACGTCAGCATCCAGGCTGCTGATCTGTCCACGAATGACATCAAGGTCATCTGCAGAGGAGTTCTGAAGGGCATCAACGAGGCCTGCTCGTGCCTCGGTTAGATTCTCGATCTCTCGCTTGAGTTGCTCGACGGCCGCCTCATCGACGGCGTTCTCCGCAAACTGACCGCGCGGAGTTCGTTCGATGGAGACACCGGGCAAGCGGTTCAATACCTGGCCGATGCCGTCTCTCAACGCGTCGATCAACGGCGGTGAGATCAGAGCAATTCCCACCCGGAGGGTTTCGAGAATTCCCGCTCCGATGATGCGTCCAGATTCAACAAGGATGGTCTTGCTCGCGGTAAGCGATTCATCGATTACCGACTGTGCGGCATTGCGTAGCTGCTCATTGCTTGGAAAGAACGATGAGATTTGCCGGTCCGCGCTATCCAGTGGTCGATCCAGCGGGCGCGGACGATCGAGCGCGTTTGTGAGTCTCTGCTCGTTGAAGCCCGCCAACGCCAACGTGTCAAACGCGTTACTGACCGCAGACACCACGTCGCGAATCTTGGTCACCTTGCCCGTCGCGGCGTCGATCTGCTTGATCAGCGCCGGGCCAACAGCGGTGAGGGCTACCGCCTTCACCTTCTCCCAAGCGCGTCCGACCTTCAGTATCGCGTCGGTGAGATCGTCGCCGACCTTTGCTTCCACTTCGGTGAAAGCGAGATTCAGACGATCGATATCAGCAAGTGTTTTGCTGATCTGGGCGGATCCAATGTCGAAGAGTGGGAGAAGTTCTTGCCCCTTGCTTCTGCCGAAGAGTGAGTCGAGCACGCGGAGTCGGTCGCCGGTGGACAGAGAAGCAATGCCGTCGGCGATCTGAGGAAGAAGGTCCGTGACGTCTTTCGTCGCCCGAGCTCGCTCAGGATCAATCCCTAGTTCTCGAAGCGCCCGACTCGCTTCCTTTCCTTGGGCAGAACTGAGCGATGAGAGCCGCTTCTGAAGCGTACCAATTGAACGGAACAATGGGTCCGTGTCAACATTCTGGAGTTCCCCGAGGATCTGAAGCGATGACAACGACTTCACGGTCGCGCCGGTACGAACAGATGAGGCGTTGATCTCGTCGAGGGCTTTCGCAGTGGAGTAGAGCCCGCCGATCAGCCGCGTTGCTCCCAGGGCGCTGGCCACCGTTCCGATTACAGCGCCGACGCCGCTGAGCTTGAATGCAGTTGAGACGAGCGATGAACCGGTGTTCACCGCTCGCCTGGCAACGGTATCAAAGACCGTCGAAAGCTTTGATGCCTTCTTGCCGGTCTTATCAGATTCGTCACCGACCTTCTTGCTGCTATCGGCGACGCTTCCGAACGCGCGCTTGACGCGCTCGGACTCCTCAGTCTGTTGCTTCATCGCTGCGGAGATCTTCTTCCCCGCCTGCGCTGTCTTGTCGGACTCGTCGCTGATGCGCTCAATTGCGACTGCGACATCTTCGGCCGGCCTGCTGAACAAGTCCTTCAGCAGGGCGACGACTTCAACTTGCACCTTCGACGTGTCGCCCATCGCTCATCTCCTCAGACGCCATCAGCTTCGTTTGACCTTCCCTGAACTTGGCCGCCGCGTCCTTTCCGCCAAGCGCCGAGGCAGTACCCAGCGTGATCTGCTGGGCGATGATGCCGATCAGCTTCCGTTCTCGGGTGGCTCGTTCTCGCTCGAAGTCGACGGCTCGTTCGACGTAGAACCAGAGCTGGGGAACGGTCCATCGCTCGAAGATGTCCCGGGCGTTGTGCCCGTGGCGGACGAGAAGATCGATTGCATTGCCGAGATCGAACTCTTGTTGGACATCAGCGCCGCGAACGTTGTCTTCGCCGCGGCGATCCAAGGGCGGATGCGCTTCTCCGATCCAAAGGACTCGAGCAACCATGCTTCGGCGACTTGCGCGAGTACTTCGCATGGGCAATGCTCATCCATGAGGTCGATGCCAGAGACAGAGCCAGCGATCAGGTTCACGGCCTCGTCAACGAGCACCGGCAACAAAGACGGAGCAGTCTCAAGCAGGAGGCCAGTGATCCATTTGTCAGACGGACGCTCAATGGCCTGTCCACCCGGTTCATCCGAGGGAACCACCTGCCATTCGATGGGATGGGTCTGCCAGTATGCACGGCCGGCACGAATCAACTCCCCGATGAGCGCCGAGATTGCTCCCTGAAAGTCGCGCATTTGGCGCACTGAGAGAGGACGGACAATCACATCAATCGCCGGCACTCCCTCCACGTCGGAGACGATCGTGACCTTCCGGCCGGGAAACATGATCGACAGAGGGCTGGCGTTTTTGAGAGGGGACGTGGACACGGGGATCCGCCTTTGCAAAGCGGCCGGGGACCGCGACTGGCCCCCGGCCTGGGTTGATGGGTGTGAATGTGGACCGAAGCCAGCGCGGGCTTATGCCGCAGGACCAGTCGGCAACGCGCCCTTGATCTTGAGGAGTCGGCCAGCGGGCTGCTGAGTCTGCGTGATGTCGGACACAACCGCCGCCTTGAACTCGATCGACGAGTACTGGTCGACGGTGATTGAGCCAGCACCGGGCGTCAGAATGACGTTGGCCTCGCGAACAACCTGGTGCTGGTTGTTGTTGATGCCCCAGACAAGCATCATCTTGCCCTTGATCGACGCGCCGCCGGTCTGAGGAAGCACGAGTCGCTTACCGCTGAGAGCGTTGGGCGTGATGTCGATCTTTAGAACGGCTCCATGCGCGATGACGCTTCCGCTCAGGATCTGGATCAGGCCGCGGTCCTTTGACACCCACTTGTAGTCGGTGTTCTCGACATAGGTGGTAACGCCGTCGTTGGACTTGACAACGATGTCGGCGATGTTGAAGAGCCAGGTCTTTGCCGGGGCAGGACCGTGCAGCTTGATCATTTGCCCCGCGCCCTTCACGGCGATATGGGGGACGGCCAAGATCACGTCCGTGGCCTGGGTGAACTCCTGCGGAGTGGCCGCGAGATAGAACAGAGCGAGGTTGTCCAGCGTGAAGTTGCGACAACGAATCGTCAAGGTCTCATTTTGCTTGATAAGGGCCTTGTCGGCGGTTGTCTTGATTCCGCCGTCGGAGTCTTCGAGCTCAATCTCCTCCGGACTTGTTTCGGGGCTCACCGGCTCGATGTTGCCCAAGTCGTACAAGGTGTCGTACACGTCGCCTTCGCGCTGCAGATACGCGCGCGAGCCGGCGACCCAGAATTCCTGTTGACCAACTACGCCCGGCATGGCATGGCTCCCTTGGCGTTCCCCCGCCTCGGAAGTTCAGTCCATCGATCTCAATACTCTACGGTGAAGGAGATCTCAATCCCCTGAATCGAATAGGACGCGTCGGCAAACTCGCGGGCCCGCGTGGCCAGGTCACCCGTGGTGATGAGCCTTGCGATGATCGGATCGCCCTGCTCATTCTGCTGCTGGAGCAGGAGGTCCAGGAACGCCTCGGCATCTTGGGTGAGCTGATCCAGGACATGCTCGTCCATTCCCTCGACCAGATCCTCCCGACGCGCATCGCTTTCGATCGCCAGCTTCGTGGCCAGCGCCAGTGAGAACGTCGCCTTGTAGAAGGGTTCGGACCCGGCGCGGACCAGCGGGAAGTCTGTGACGTTGAGGGCCGCGATGAACGGCCGATACCGCCAGTCATGCCCAGTCAGCGGGATCACGCCCCGCACGATCCGGTACCGATCGGTCCCAAGCGATCGAATGACGTTCGCCATCGCCTTGAGTGCCGTCAACCTCGCCCTGTATGCCTCAGCCATCGAATGACTCCTTGACCAGCGCGGCGAGGTCCTCCGCCAGGCCGCGCGAGATCAATGCACGATTCCGTTGCAGCCCGTCGCGGAGGAAGAAGTTGGGCTTGATGTCGACTTTCTTAAGCAGCAGATATTGCGGCTTGCGCTTGAGGAGCTCGTCGTCGAGATCTCCGGGTGCCAGGAACGCCGCGTCATAGTCCTTCTTGGCGTACAGCCATTCGGCACCGGTGATGGACTTCGACCCGATGACACGCTTCTGCACCAGGGCGACGTACCTCAAGCCTCCTGGGTAGTCGCGGGCCGAGTCATACCTCGGCACACCGGCAGGCGTGAGGACGTTGCCTGCACTGGTCGGGATCGTGAGTCGCTTGCCCTTGCGCGGCACGATGGTGTCGAAGGGACTGTCCGGGTTGTACTTCTTGGTGCCGAGTTCCTGCACCGGGCCGTACCGAAGCGCCGGGCCCTTGTAAATGCCAATGGCAAGTCCGGGGATCTGCCCGACGTAGATGGCGCGACCAGTCACCGCCCTGGCGAGATCGCCGCTGCGGATCCGCGGGCTGCCTCCCTGCATCCCCTTGGAGACGTTACCGGCGATCTCGAGTGAGGTGACCGCGAACGAATCGTGGACGACGCCGTAAAGCGCCTTCTTGTCGCCGATCTTCTTGGCGGCGCTGGTGAGTCTGCGCTTGGCATCCTGAGTCAGTTGGATGTCAACGGGCTCAGCCACCTCACACCACCAGTCGCATGCGGGAGCGGGCGGTGGCCTTGAACAGTTCGCAGTAGTCCGCGGCGGCCATCACGGTCGTTGCGTCGGGCCCAACGGACTTAGATGTGACGGCCACGTTGTCCGCCGAGTTGCGCTGGAACCAGTGCATGACTTGGGTGATCAAAGCCTCGCGAACATCCGGCGGGCATGTCAGGTTGGTATAGCCACCCGTCATCGTGGCCTTGATACACCCGCTCCACTTCGCCCCGACCAGGCGGATGGCGCCGACGTCGAGCTCGGCATCCAAGTCTTCGGCGGCGACGGTCTCGGCATCAGCCTCGCGCTGGGACCTGTTCCAGACCTTCACGCTTATGGTCTCAAGCGGATAAAGCTCCAGCCAGAGCGTCTCGCGCGGATCGATGAAAGGGATGGTCCACCGTTGCGTGTGCCCCGTGCGGTGGTTCCACAGTCGCCCAGTGGCGGATTCCCAAGCACTGATCGCGGACGTGCACAATGGCGAGATCGTGGCAACCTCGACCTCCGCCGATGTGCGCATGCGGGAACGGATGTCTTCGACGCTGATCATGAGGACGCTCCGGGAGCGCCGACGCCGACGCGCAATGGCACCGGCCGGCGGAGACGGTGCACGCGGGTTGCGATCGTCAGTTCGACATAGAGCCAGTACTCGCCGGGAGGGAGGGCATTTGCCTGCTCCTGCGTGAGCTGGTACCGGACGGAGCTACCGCTGATCGTCCCGTTGACGTCAAGCAGCGTGGTTGCCCCTGCCATGGCACCGGTCGCGATCCTGAGCCGCGGAGCAGTCGCGCCCGTGAGATCCTCGTCCTTGCCCTGATCATCGGTCAGACACACCTCGATGAGGTCTGCCGACCCGGACGTGAGCTGCAGGATGAGCGGGGCATCGTTCATTGGGTTCGCGGGGAGAGCACCGCTTGCACGCGGCGCACGAGGGCGAGTTCAGCACGCACGCGGTTGGCGGCCGACGATGCCGGCGATCGTGGCGGAGTTGGCGGCGGAGGCTGACGCGGATCCTGGTCAACAGACATAGGACCCTCCGATCACTGCGAGGGCCGGAGGCGCCGCCCGCCCCTCAGTGGGCAAGCACCTCCGGCCCGTACCGCAGCGCACGACGCGATTAGGTGTCGGGGTTGCCGAGGGTGTACCGCTGCTTGTTGAACAGGTCCTCGACCACCGCGGTGCCGACGGGGCGCGTGTACGGATGGCCGATGACGTAGCCGATGCCAATGACGACGTTCTGAGCCACGCCGTTGATGGCGACAATGCGGAGCGCGTCGTAGTCGTAGTCCGCGCGGCCGTCGGGCTTCTTCACCGTCTGGATGCGGTTGAGGTCCAGTTCACCGACCCAGAATCCCGTCGTGCCGAGCTGGCCGGTGGGAGTCTGCGCCGTCGAGACCACGTCGTTGCCGCCGGGATCCTTGAGGCGATCCCAGGTGCTGGTGCCAGCGCGGCGGAGTTCGATCTTGAACGTGATCGAATCGTTGGTGGCGAAGGCGCCAGCGGTCGCGATGAACAGCAGGCTGTGTCCAATCGACCACGGATTGACGATGGCCGCGCCGTTGACCTGTGCGTTACCAACATTCTGCGGAACGAGTGCCACGCCCGCGTTCAACTGCTCAAAGAGCCTGATCATTGCTGTTGCTCCCGATCGTTGTGGGCGTCGATTTGACGGGACGCCGTGCCGTCTGAATGCCCCGTTCCTGCTCGCGCAGGACACGGGACGAGGTGGGGGAACTCCGACAACTGCCGAGCCGCTTACTTCCGCATGCGGGCGTCGGGGCAGTGAATGATCGATTCAGGGCGGCGGTACATGAGGTCCGCGTAGAGGTTGAGCTTCATGTAGATCTTGCCGCTGGCAAAGCCCTTGCCATTTCCGCCGTCGTCCTTGATGGTGAGGCCAGCGCCGCGCACCAGGATGACGTCGTCCCAGTTGCCGAACAGCACGTCGCCGAACTTGTTCGACGAACCCGCGGCCGGTGTCCAGCCAGCGGATTGGCCGGGAGTTTGGCCGCTCTTGAGCTTGTTGTTCTTGCTGAACGGACCGATGATCTCGGCGAGGCGCGAATCGGGAATGCGCGGGAAGCCGACCAGGTAGTCCTGCTGGCCGGTCTGTCCGTTGTAGGACGACACCTTCTGCTGCTTGAGCCGGCGGAAATAGCGACCCGCCGCGTGGATGCGGGCGTTGGGCGAGATTCGCTGCACGGTGTCTTCGACCGCGCCCATCATCTCGTCGATGCCGTCGTAGTCCAGTTCGCCGCCAACGTTGTTGGCCTGCTGCGGCGCACCGACCTGCACCTGGCCCGTGGCAGCGCTGAACCGCTGGATCTTCGGATTGTTGATGATGCCAAGCGGCATGTTGCTCGAGCCGGTGCCGTAGGCGCACGTCCAGTCCAGCTTCTCCGCGGCCGACAGGATCATGTCTTGGCGGAGTGCCTGCTCGAACCCGTTGGCACCGTAGAGCCGCATGCGCTCGGTGATCGCGGTGAGGACCGAGAGCTCCTTGAGCTTGTAGTCCACATCGCCACCGGTCATGAACGACTCAGCGGCCGCGTCTTCCTCGCCCACCCAGTATGCAACGCAGCCGCGCTCGGCCTTGTGCATCTTGCCCGATTCTGCGGTGACGCCCTCGATGAGGCGCAGGCTGGTCGAGCCGTCGGCGGCGTTGCCGGTGAGGTTGACGAACGACGACGCGATATAGATCGCGAGGATGACCTCGGGCATGACCAGGTCGGGGAGGAAGAATCCGCCGCGCGAACCGATGTCTACCACCTGCGAGGCCTTCTCGACCATCGCCTTGATGACGGACTCCTCGTGCTTGGCCTGCTCCCAGTTCTTCTCGCGGATCGCGATCATGGTGCGGATGAGGGAGAACTTGGGCAACTCGTCCTCGATGCCCGGCACATAGAAGGGGCTGTTCACGGTCAGACGCTGAGTCTGCTTGGTGAACCACGCCTTCATGCGCTCGAACTCTTCGAGCGTCTTCTTGATGTCAAGATTCTCAAGCCCCTTGTACTGTTCCTTCAGGGCCTTGAGTTGAGCCGCGATCCCGTTCTCGCCCTGCAGCTCCTTCGTGAGATTCTCAATGTTCGTCAGCAGTTTGACTGCAACAGCCTCTTCGCCCGGCATCGCCATGCTCCTTGGTGTTGTTCCCCGCACCTCGGAGCCAGATCACCCTACACAAGCGCTCCCGGAATCCCCCGGGGCAGCGCGACTTTTACTTCTTCACCGTTCCGGTCGTTGCGTCCTTCACCGCCGTCGATAGCTCCGCAATCCGCCCCTCGAGCTTCTTGAGGACGTCGCTCTCGATGACAGTGCCTGCACCCGACGGTGCGAGTTCCTTCGAAACCGACCGCTCGACCAGCGTCTTAATTTCGTCGAGCGTGGTCTCCAGCGACTTGATGCGCACCATCAATCGCTCTTCAACCGCCGCGAGTTCGGCATTGCCTCCGGCATCGTCCGTGCTTTCGGAGGCCTTGCCATCGCCGCCGCCGGCCTTGGCGTCGGTTGGTTCGTCCTTCTTGTCGTTCTTGGGCTCCTCGATCGGAGCGACTTCCTCGGCCGAGAAGAAACCCATCTCGCGGCCCTTCACTTTCACGGCGTCCCAGATCAGCGGCACGTCGATCTCGTCGTGCTTCGGGATTTCCGCATCGGGGAAGAGTGACTTCCACATAGCGCGGATCAGCGAGTCCTTGGCGGACCATTCCTGGGCCGAGCGGCTGCCACGCATGATCATCTGTCGCGACAGGTCGCGGATGACCTGAACGTCCTGGGCGCGGAGCAACTTGGCGTCGCGCATGCTTCGGAGCGTGACAATGTGCGCGCCCGGGTTCGCCGGAATCGTCGCAACCGAGAACTCGTTGAGCTCGTTCTTGTCGAAGATGAGGCCATCGTTCTCGATGCCCAGCGCCTGCCGTTCTTTGACGTCGCGGATGGTGATCACCCGACCAGGCATGAGGCCGACGCTGCCAGTGGTGAGGAAGCCGCTGTCAATCAGGCGGAACACGGTGGTGGCGAAATCCCAGTCGTCACTGAAGAGCGGGTTCATGCGAAGTGCCGGACCGGTGTAGTCACCGCCCGCGCGCTGCAGGACCTCCTCTGCGATCGACTTGCCGATGGGCGGCATGTTCCAGTCGTGCCCGAACAGAATGACGGCGTTCTTGCGATAGTCGTTCAGAACCCAGTTTTGCAGAACGACGTCCCGGTGCTTGTCGATTCGCTGGTCGCTGGCCCACCATGCCACCACGCGTTTCTCCATGCCGTCCTTCCACTTCAGGCCGCGCGCCTCGGCGAGCGACTTGATGCTGGAGGCTTCCACCGCGGCGTCAGCCTTCGAGTGGATGCCGGGCATGCTCTTGATGATTTTCAGACGGCCGTCACCGTCGAGCCAAGCATCCGTCGCCGCGGCGAGGGTGGGGGAGACTGACCGAAGCCGCTTGCTGCGCTCGGTGATTTCAGCCAGTGCCTTGTCGAAGGTGAGCTCCTCGACCGACTTGAGATTCTTGAGTTCAATGAGCGGAGGCATGGTGGACCTTTCATCGCAAGGGTCGGTGGTTGCACCGGCAGTTCACGACTTCGGAAGCGGGAGCCTCGGGGTCGTGCGGGTATCGAAGTTTCCCGCTCACGGCTCCCAATCCCGCAGGACGAATGGTGAGAAAATCAAAGCCAGCCTCGACGACACCCTTTTCCCCGTACGTCGCATGGCTCTCGCGGACGTGCTCGCCGCCGGCCGTGATCCATTCCTTACGCTTCATCCCTTGGGCGGTGAACATGACGTCGCGGCCACCGTTCGCGAATGCACCCGCCTCGGTCCGGGCCACCGACAGAGACTTGGCCGAGGACGCGGAGACGTCATACACGTGCGACACGCGCTGCCGAAGTTCGGCACGCGTCTCACCCGCCAGGAATCCCTCCACCAGTGAGGACCGCAGATTCTTCTGAATGGTCGTTGACACCTGGCCCACGAACCGGCGCTGATACACGTCGAGCCAGTTCATGAGTGGAGGATCGTCGAACTCGAACACCGTCACTCCGGCGAAGTCATTGGCGGCCGTGAACGCGTACACGTTCTCGAGTGACGCGACGTATGTCGGGCGGATCGACCTGGCCAGGCGGTTGGTCATGTCGTTTGTGGGAACGATGATCTCGTCGGAGTACTTCTCGGCCTCGGCTCGCTTGTCGTCGTCGGACGTTGCGCGGATGACGACGCCAGCCGACGTCATCTTGAGTCGCCTCGTCGCGGCGTCAAACCGCTGCAACTGCACGTCGCTTTCGCCGCGCACCCATCGCCTCCAGACGGGGACGTAGACCCGCTCCATCGGGACGCAGACCTTTTCCTGCAGCTCGCCCCAGTAGCGGTCAGAACGGGCGCGCCGGATCTCGGAAGTGAGTGACGTGGCGAGACGGCGCAGGCCGGCCGACGGAGTGGGTTTGCTTTGTTTCGGCGGATCAGTTGCATCGGGCGACGGTTGGGACGGATCCGAGCCAGGCTCCGCGGACGGGTCGGTGTTTGCCGCGGCGGGATCTTGCGGATCCTCACCCGGATTCGCCGTTGGCTTCGTGCCGGAGACATCGGACCCGCCGTCCAGGATCGACTCACTCGGAACGACCATCGGCGACACCAACGCAACGTCGTCGCCGTCGTACGCCGGGACGTCGAGGCCCACCACGTCATATGCCACGCGCGGCGGTGCATGCAGTTCGGTCCCGCACATGCTGCGCGCGGTGGCGATCTTGTCGGAGACGCCAGCGCGGAGGGCCTGAACCGTGGACGTGTCGAACATGCCGACTATGGAATCCGGTTCCTCGTTGAGCAGCGTCTCGTCGAAGATGTCCTCCGCGAGGCGGACGATGGGGAAGAGGCACTTGTCCCAGAAGTTGAAGTCCTGGCTGATGGCGCTGGCGTAGGGCAATCCGTCGTTGATGCTCAGCACCGACTTTGGGACGCTGAGGGTGGCGAGTACTTCATCGCGGTCCCATTCCCGCATGCGGCCATGTTCCATGTCCTTGGGCGTCATGCCGGTCTGCTGGTAGTCGAAGAACCCATCAAGCACCAGCATGCGGTTCACGTTCTCTGGGCCCGAGTGCCGCTCGTTGATGTCGGCTTCGAACTTCTGACGTTCCTTCGTGTCTTTGAACGTGCCACCGGTGCGGCGATCAAAGACGATGCCGCCAGGATTGGCGCCGTTGATGAGCGTCGATCGATTCCAACGCATCGACAGCATGTCGAGTTCGATGCCCGCCATGGCGGCCGCGATCGGCGCCAAGCCGCGGAGCGGATCGTCGGGGTTGTAGAACTTCAACTGGACGACTTCGGCGAGCGTGAGCGACTGAGACACCGCCGAGCCGAGCATTCCGCGCCGCGGGTTGTACCGCCACCCGACCAGCGTGGACCCCGCCACGATTGGTTCCAGGCACTCGGGTGGCACGGGCCAGATCTGAGAAGGGATCTCCGCCGGACCGAGCCGTGCCCCGCCCTCACCAGTCAGCAGCCAGGCACACTCGCCCTTCGCCACCCAGATAACGATGGTGGCATACCAGAGCATCGCCGAACCTTGGATGTACGGGTTCGGGCGCGACATCGCGGCTGTCAGTGGGTGATCCGTGAAGCGCTCAACGCCGGTGGGATTCACGCCCGACTTCCGGCAAGCGCGGTTCAGGTGCCTTGTGACGGCCGTGCGTTTGTGCCCACGCTGCGGACCAGTCCACTGCCGACCAGACCGAAGCACCGCCTGCTTGCGGCGCTGCAGCTCGCCGTCGGTTTCCTGGTAGATCCCGAAGGACGCCTGCGAGATGTTCTTGGCGATCGCCGACGCGGCCGCGTACACCCAGGCATGAGTCTTGAACGGGTTGAGCGCCCGCGACGTCGGCGGCATGCCGAGGCTTTGGATCGCCTCATAGAACTGCCCAATGGATTTGAACCGAACCGTGACAGGCGCAGACGAGCGAGTGGTGTCCACCGATTCACGCCATGGCTGACCGTCCGGACCGAGCAGAACCGGCATCTTGCTTGAGTCGTTCACTTCTTGGTCTCCTGGCGGAATCGATCTTGAACCGCTCGGAGCAACACTCCGCGTTTATCACCGTGGATCACGCAGGCCTCCGGATACTTCTCCAAGACGTCGGGCTCGATGGGCGGTCCGTCGCGGTGCCACAGGCAGCGGATGAGCGATGTCGGATAGCCGCGGTGCACCGGGAGTTTGCGGCGGTTGAACAGCTCCAGGTCCCAGGACTTGTTCGGGTTCACGCGCTCGACCGCGTCAAGGAGCTCAGGCGTCGTGACGTACACCGAGCAGCCGCTGTAATGCTCGACCGGCGCGTCGGGCGTGAATCCCGGCACCTTCCAGTGCCCGAAGACACACCGCTTGAGGTCGAACGGCTTCCGCGACTGGCACAATTCGTCAAGCTCGTTCAATGCCGACGGCCGCGTGAGAACGGCGTCAGGCTCCAGCCAAAGCACCGGAGAATTCACGGGCATGTCACGCATGATGAGTTTGAACATGCTCGTGCACGACCTGGGCCATCCCCCAGACCAAGCCTTGCCCACAGTGATCTCGGGTCCGTCGTCGTCCTTGCATTGAACGACATACCCGTCGTCCTGGCGGTGGTAGCGGAGGATCGAATGATCGCCCGCGCACTGGCCCGCGAGGTTCGCCAGCTCGTGCGCCATGGCGAAGTCACCCATCCAGCTGGGAATCACCACGATCATGCGTCACCCCATACTGCGCGAAGCAGCGCGCCAGACTTGTCGCCGTGAATGAGAGCCGCGTTCGGGAAGGCATGCAGCGCCTTGGTAACGTCGTAGCGGAGATCTTCGAGGTACGGCTCGGACTGCCACCCCCAAATGCAACGGATGAGATTCGTGTCACGGTGAAACGCGCCGCCCTGGTCATCAGCCATCAGCAACTCGCCCAGCTGCTGGTCGTGCGGTTTGGCGTAGGTGATCTCGCGCAGGGCGGCAAGCAGGGTCGGCGTCGTGCGGTAGACGCACGCGCCGTTCACGAATCGAAATGACAGGACCATGTCGCGCTTATCGTGACCGAACAGGCAGAGTTCTGGTTGGTCTTGCACGCGGAGGTCAAACAGATCCTCGATCTCGTCGAGAAACGTCGCCCGAGTCGGACAGCAATCCGGCTCCAGCCAGAGGAACGGGCAACCAACCGGGAGCCAGTCCGCGATACCACAAACCATCTGGCCGCAGGTGTACGGGCCGGCGTTTGGGCGCACGCCGAAGTGGAAAGGCTCGACGATGCCGTCAGGGCCGCAGTAGACGCGCACGAGCTTGTGCCGCTGGCGCCGATCGCCCAACTCGCACGCAGTCTTGGTGACGGAGTAGAGGCGGTCGGCAAGCTGCCGATCCGCGTCGCAGTATGGCATGAGGACAAGCACGGGAGGACCTCACAGCATGTCGTGGATGTACGCGGCGATGGTCGCGCGCATGGGAGGGGACTGAGTGCCGAAGCGAGCGGGGATCTTGATCTGCGACGTGCGGATGTCAGGCTTGGCCGTGTTGTTCGGCCGATCCACAACCTGCGCCGCGCGAGATGACGCCCAAGATTGGAACTGGCGCCAGACCGCGAGGAAGCGAGTGCTGTCCCAATTGCCATAGCCAGGCAGAGCACCCCAGATTGCATACTCGTACACACCCTCGTCCCAGCAGGCCTTTAGAACCTCGAGCAAGTACGCGTCGTCGCCAGACTCGAACTTCGTCTCGTCGGTGTACTCGATCTGCTGAGCACCGATCCACGGGATGATGCGTTTGGACCGATCGCACGAACGGATCCTCGCGCGGGCCTGCTCAAGGTTGAGCTCGGCCGACGCTTCGTTGCGCGGCAAGTGGCCATTGGCATAGAGCACCGGCATCGAGATGCCACCGAGGATCTCCGGCATGCCGTGGTCGTAGTTCCCGTAGTCGTAGATGGCGCCGGGTTTGACCTTGACGTGGTCGTAGTCGCCCCACGCGACGGGCATGCCGGCGGCGGCGAACGGATCGGCAAGCGTCTCCTTGATGAGGTGCTGAGTCGCGTTGATGTAGAGCCGTACCACCTCGCGGCCGAGCACGTCGAGCTGCTCAGTACCAGCCAGGTTGAAGAGCGCGTCAGGCAGGATGTCGTTTGACCAGGCCCATATTCCGCGCGACACGAGCGAGGCCCGCCATGCTTCCAGCGTCATCGCCGTTCCGGTTGTCGGATCGGTGTAGACGGTTTCGGTGGTGTAGCGCGTCGTCGTCGAACCGGCCTCGGTCTTCGCGGCTTTCAGGTTCCGAAAGTCGCCGAGACGCCTGAAGCCGGGCAGAGTGACGTCGTAGCGCACCGAGTGAAACGTGCGGATGTCGTTGTAACACTCCGAGTCCCACATCAAGGCTTCGGGATATTGCAGCTGCACGGTTCCGCCGCCAAGGCCGCTCGGCACGCTGAACGAATCGCACTGCTGCTTGAGCTTCGCCGCGAACCACTGGCCGAACTTCTTGTTGGCTGTCAGCGCGTTGGCGTTGTACGGGTTGAACCGGCCCATCGGGATGTCGTCGGCGTCCGTGATCGGGATCCACGTCGGCTGCTTGTAGTCCTGCTGGACCGGGCTGCTGTTGCTGACCCCGTCAGCGGGATGGGCGAACGCCGTGAGCGAACTGCCAGACGGCGTGTTGTCGAAGACGCCCCAACCCTGCGTGAAGACCGAACCACCGCGCGAGCCACCCGAGTATGCGCCGACGCCTCGGATGTACCCGTAGAAGTGCAGACGCTGGGCGTGGTTGACCGCCATGGCTTCTGCGATCGCCTGCAACTCCGCATCTGTTGCGGGGTAGTTGGTCGGCTGCGGTGCCGTTACCGAGGGGTATCCGAGCGGCGTGTTCCCCGACCCGTTGGTGTATTTGGAGTTGGTGAAGTGAAAGAAGTTCACCGACGGATCGGTTCGCAGTGGGTCGCTGGTTCCGAGTGACCCCGCGCTGTCGACGTCGTTCCAGAGGTGGCACACTGGTGTTGACGGCGACGGCGCGAACCGCTGCTGGGCCGGGATCGGCGTCGGCGTGATGACCTGCGACTGCGTCACGGCTTAAGCCCCTTGTGTTGAAACGGCTTCCATCTCGAGCTCATGACGCAACCAGGCCAGCTTCTCGGCGGTCGTGGGCAATCGGTGACGTGCGGCGCGACCAGATGCTCCCGCAGGCGCGACCACTTCGGACTGCGACTGGTAGAAGACTTCAAGTTCGACGCCGGCGCATCCGCACAACGCACCCACGTCGCCGACGACGGTGCCATCGATCTGCAGGCCGAAGCTTGCGTCGGCGATCGCCGCCTTCGTGAGTTCGTATGGTCCGTGGCCCCACAGGTCTGAGGATCCGCCCAGCGTCACGACGTTGAGGGCCTTGGTCATTGCTGCCAGGTCCAATGTCGCCGGGATGTCGAGCGATTTGATGTCGGCAGTCGGGTAGAGGCCGCCGGTGAGGTTCGCGGCACAGACAGACGCGGCGAGATTGACGCCGCCGCCGTAGAAGCGAAATACCACTCCGCGGATGATGGCGTCATCGGGAAGGCCAAGCGCAAAGCCAGCGAACACTCCGCCGTCCAGGTTGTTGCCGTCAATGTCGGCGACCGCGACGGGATTCAGGAAGCCGCCAAGCACGTTCACAGACCCGTCAAAGACAGTGTCCGGATTGAATGGAACGTAGAAGCCGTCCGCGACGTAGCTGGTTGCCGCAGCGACCTTCGAACGGATCGGAAGCGATGGATAAGCGGCAGGCTCGTCGTAGACCACCTCAACCGTCACGGAGTGAACCCGTGCCTGCTGGCCCGCATTGGTCACGTACGCGGCGAACCGCACACCAAACGATGTGCTGTTGATATCTCGCCATGTCCACGTCGTGCCCCAGAGATCTGAGAGAAGGTCACCGAAGATCTTGTCTGTCGATGTGGTCGGGTTGAGGTTGTTGCCCACGGCCTTGTTGGTGCCGATCGGTGACCCGTTCTTCAGCAGATGGACATCACTGTCGACCGTGCCCGAGGCGCCCGACTGCGAAAGTCCGAGTGTCACCCGCACTGATCGAACGATTGAGCCGGCGGGAAGGCTGAACCCAAAGTTGGTGAGGTCGAGGAAATCTGTTGCGCCCGATCCACTCGACGCCGTCGCAGTCGGGAACGTGCCCGGAGTCTGCCAGGAACGAGGGCTGCTCGCGTTGTCGGTGTTCACCCGGCTGGAGGGGTTCGTCTTTGTTGACGTGACGGTTGCCATGATCAGTTGTCCTGGTTGGGCGTGAACCGCTGCTCAAGATCCCGGATGGCATCCGTGAGCTGCGAAATGGCCTTGGTGTGTTCCTGGCGGTCGCGTCGAAGTTCCTCGCGGAACTCCTCACGCTGCAGACGCGATTCCTCGACAAACTGCGAAAAGACGTTCTTGGTGTGCTCAGCGAACTGCGAGACGATGCGCTCGGTCTGCTCACGGTGTGCGGTTGCCTGACGCTCGACTTGGTCACGCGCGGCGACTTGTGATCGCTCGAAAGCGTCGCCAATGAGCTTCATCGCGGCCGCGATGCGGGGCACGGCCCAGATCACCAGTACGGTGACCAGGAGCAGGAAGGCGAGGAAGGTGCCGACCTCCGAGACGAGCTTGAGCACCTGCGCAGGTGGCATCGAGTCAGCCTCGCCAGCCGTCATCAACCACATCGCCAAAGCCATGAGAGTGCTCCCGGACAAACCTGCACCGACGATGCTGACCGTGCCCGCGCGGCGGCTCATGTGGACCTCAGGCGACGATTTCGCAGTCCGAGCAAGTCACGGTTGTGTTGTAAAGGCCGGCGTGCTTTGTAACGATTCGGGCGCTGCCTTCTTCGTCACGTCCGTCGGAGATTTCGACTGCGACATCGATGTCAGCATTGCACGATGCCACGCCTTCTGCGACACGTCGCACAGTGCCGATACGCGTGACGCTGTCGTCGGGGTTGTGCTTGTGCTTGACGACTGAGCCGACCTTGACCTTGTTTCCGTTGCGATCATGAGGCATTGCGAAACACTCCTGGCGTTTACCGAAACATCTGGCCCCGATTTCGATACGGCGGTGCCGATCCGTGAAACGAAACGCTGATCAGGTGAGACGCTCGTCGGCCACGATGGCGCGGGCCTCGGGCGTGAGCAGCAGCTGCAGTTCGGGCTTGAGTGCCTTCATTGCACTCGCCACTTCCGGTACCTGCCGCGCGCGGTCGACCAGGTTGACGATCGAACGCGCGGCCTTGTCCTTGGTCGTGGCGAGTTCCTCAGCGTCGTCTGCCCGGGCTTCCTGGGCCTTGGCGGTGAAGTGCTTGGCGACAGCCAGGACCGAAGCGCCTGCGGCACCAGTCAGACCGAGGCCGCCAATGAGCAGTGGGAGAAGTCCGCCGCTTCCGTTCTCGCCGAACACGGCACCAGTGATGGTGGACGTCCACGCCTTTTGTTCCGCGATCGATGCTTGAGCCGCCTGGATGCGTCCCTCGGTGATCTTGGCACGGGCGGCGAGGTCGGCCGTGAACTGGTTCCACCCGGCACTGATCTCAGCCTGCTTGGCATCGATCGACGCGAGGGCGGTGCGGAGCGAGATCTCGTCGTCATCGGATTCCGCGTCCACCCGCGCCGTGAGCTCGGCGACCTTCTGCCGTGTCTCCGCGTCGAGCTTGGCCAGTTCGTTGTCGAGCAGACGCTTGCGCTTCTTGGCGGCGGCCGTTGCCTTGTCGCGTGCTTCCTGGGCGGCGCGTTCCTCGGCCGACAGTTTGGCCTTCGCGGCGGCCTGCTCTTTCGCGAGGTCGGCTGCGGCCTGCCGATCCGCCTCCAGTTGCTCGAGCTTCAGGCCGGTGGACGTGACACGCTTCCCGCTGACGGGGGATTCGACGGTGAACCAAGACTCACACCCGGCGGCGATGGCAACCGCGGCCGCGGCGACGACAAGGCAGAACGCGCGCTTCATGGGCAAAGACTCCGCGTTCCCCGAACCTCGAAGTCATGGTAACGGTCGGCAGATGAATCCCCGTCATTCGCGGCCTTCAGGATTTCGCACGCTGCCGCGCGAGCGCGTCGAGGATCATCTGTGCCAGCAGTTCCGGTTTGCCCGCGATCTGGCCATACCGCACCGACGCCTCCCAGTGCGGCTTGGGCGCGCACCCGTGCCAGAGTGTCGGCCCGTCGGTGACAAGGCCGATGGTGGGAGTCAGTGTCGCGGCGGTCAGGTGCAGAGGTGCCGAGTCGATCGACACAACGAGCGCCGCTCGCTCCATCAAACCGCAAAGGTCCTGGATGCGTTCGGCCGCGAACGGCCCTACACCCACGGGATTGATGCGGTCGCCGATCAGGCATGCGGCATCGTGCATGGTTTTTGAGAGCTCAGGCGCCGGCGATGACGTTCCCTCGGTGAAGAAGAGCACCGTGGGATCTGACGGCGAGACGCCGACCACCGTGCGCTCTGCGAGTTGTCGCTCCCGCTCCAGATTGCGGCGGTCAAGCACCAGCGGGAAGGATCCCCAGGCGAACTTCTCGTTGTTGTCGACGGCAAGGCGCCACGAGTCCAGGCAGAATGAGCCGCACTTGCGGTCGGTGTTGTTGTCGCCGTACACCTGAGTGACGTGGACCTGGTCAGCCAAGCCGCTTGCGATCTCGACGGCGGTGCTGACCTTGGTGAGCGGGACATCAACGGCATGCACGTCGGCGTAAGACACGGCCTCAAAGAGGGACGCGTACTCGCGGCGCGTGACGACGATCGGATTTTCTCCAAACTCCCGCTGTGTCGCCCAGGCGAGCGGGAGCATGTTCAGGATGTCGCCGAACCGGCCGAGCTGAACGAATGCGTGCTTGCGCTTCATCGGTTGGCTCCCATCGTGGCCGGCGTTTCACCGAAGAGGTATGGTGGGTTGACGTTGATGTATTCCCGTAGCCCCTGCGCCTCGGCCCAGGCGTACGCCACGGTTCGGTTGTGGACTTGGCACGGGTGGGTAAGGATGCTCTCCTCCCAGCGCGGACGATGCCGCTGGTGATACAGCACCGGTGGGAACGCACCTGCGTCAAACCCGGAGCGGAGCATCAAGACCTTGAGGACGAAGTCCCACCCTTCGAACCCGACGTGCAGGTTGGGGATCAACTCCAGGTTGTGATGCCACCACTCCCGCGTGAATGCGAACAGGTCGGCGCCGCAGTAGGTGCCAAACCGGGGGAGATCCGAAAGCCGAAGCGGCGTGAACGCCTGCACGTCCACCCTCGGGGAGAAGTAGCACCCGAACTTCTGCACCGCGGCTCTGATCACCGAGCCGGCCTCAATCACCGGAGCGACGTCGACGTTGGCGTAGACGATGATGTCGTCAGGCAATGACCTGCTGACTTGCTCGGCGCAGTTGAGGACATCTGCGATGAACGGAGGCTTTCCGTCCGGCGTGTTGGCACCCGCGTCCAGGCCCAAGTCCCAAAGGGCGACAGAGGTATCGTGCTGGGTCAGCCGCATTCGCTGGTTGTCAGCGAACGCGAAGCGCTCAGACTCGTCTTGGTCGCGCGGGGTGTAGCCGGCGATGCAGTAACGGATCTCGCGGATCTGGTGGGGCATTGAGGGGCTCCAGGGTTTGCGTGGCGGCGAGCAGACGCGCCGCAGAATCGATGTGTTGTTCGGCCCGCTTGATCAGTCGATGCGCGGCGTCGAAGTGCCATCGACGCGACGCATCCTCGGCGTCATCCAGCAGCGACTGGGCCCGCTCGAGCAATCGCTCAAGGTCGCTGCCGGCGTCCATGGCTCATCTCCGGGTGCAGACCCAGTCCCATTGGCGGTCGTCGTAGCGGTAGTACTCGCGGACCTGATACCCGGGCAGGCGAGAGAGGATGTCCTCGGCACGCCAGCCGCCCTGATAAGCGAGCATGGGGAGATTCACTTCGACCAGCACCGTCGGGGAGTCACGCTCGATGACTCCGCGAGCTCCGTCCAGGACGCATGGCTCCATTCCCTCCGCGTCGATCTTGATGAGGCGGATGGGTTCCTTCGCAGGAAGAATGATGTCATCGATTCGGAAGGTCGAAATGTCGCCCTCGCCCGGCTTGGTCACGGGCATGCAGAATCGGGCGCCCATGTTCCCGCCCTTGCCATCGCTGAGGGTGACGTAACGGCCGTCGCCGGCGGGATGATCGACGAAACACCAGTGGCCGTTCTCGACGAAGGATCTGAAGTTGATTCGGAAGCAAGCGGCGGCGTCGGCCTGTGGCTCGAACGCGAGGACGCGAGCGCCGCGTTCCTGGAAGTGAGCTGCGGTATCACCGATGAACGCACCGACGTCGATGACGCGGTCGCCTGCGTTCAGCGCTTGGACTTCGGGCAGGCTCCCGATGCGGTAATTCCAGGCGAGCTTCCCCGCGCGGATGCACTCTGGCGTTGTCGCGATGTCATCGCGGAGCGCGTAGTTTTCGGTGCCGGGGATCCGCACGAATGCGGACGCGTTCACGTCGGTGTCTTTCTGAGGTTCGATCGCGGTAGAGGGAGGGGCTTGGTTCATGTCGAACCCTACCCGTTGGTGTCGTCACTCCCCGCCGCCGATCCAACGAGCGGCCCGCATGCGCGGCTGCTTGCGCATCTGCCAGGCGATCGCCCACTTCATGACGCGGTCATCGTGCGACCCAGCGTCGGCCGCGTACTTGCCAGCGGACTGCCGGTTAAAGGTGAGCATCTCGCGGAGGAGGCCTCGATCGCGGACGGTCATCCCTCGCTCGCCATCAAGCGGAAAGCATGCGTTCGACAGATCGTTGATCAGTACCGGACGAGATACCGGATCGGTGACCCATCCGGCGCTGCCTCGTTCGTAGTAGAGCTCGATTCCTTCGCGCACGTATCCGAGGTCCTGCACCTTCTGCAGAACCGCATGGCCGTGGTTGTTGCGTTCGACGCCGAGCAGAGCATCGTTGTACCGGCGGCACAGACGAACCGCGTGGTCTGCGAGTTCGCGGGGTGTGAAGCAACCGTGGATATCTGCCACCTGCTCACCCGTCGAATCGTTGATGATGCCAACGCCGTTCGGGTCGGATCCCGCAACGCCTTCCGAGGTGTCGGCTCCAGCGGAATAGGTCTGACCAGGCTCCGGAGCGGCCCAGATCGTCTCGATTCCGCCGCCGGGGAGTTCGCGCACCGTCGCACCGGGGAACGGATCGGGCAGAGCCTCGAGCAACGCGAGCACTCGAGCAACGGGGAAGTAGCTGGACCCCGTGACAAGGAAGCAGGATTCGTCGTCCTCGGGGTGTTCCTGGGCGAAGAGCGGTCCGAGGTCCGCGACCTTGCGGCGGCGCCATTTGATCTGGCTGGAGCTGAGGCGGTGCATCCGCACCAGGTCCGCCTCTCGCGAACTGAGCGATGAGAGGATCTGCTCAGCCTCGTCGGGCGCCACAGGGTCAGTATTCGTCGGATCGATAAACCACGGGAGGAAGATCGCGGTGAAGCTGTTGCCGCCATGCTTTGCCTCGATGTACTTCTCGCGGAAGAGTTCGGATCCGTTGGCCGTCGTCTCCAGGACCAGTTCGCCGTTCTCGGTGGCGTCCATCAATCCGGTGAGGAGTTCCCGCTGCTTGCCGATCTTCCCGGGCCCGGTGCATGAGTGTGCCACCTCCGACCAGTGGACCTTCTGGTATGTGCCGCCACGGCCGCCGGCCTTACTTCCGGCGGTCGAAAGCAGGAAGACGCTGTTGAGCGTTGGGTAGAGGAGCGTCTTGGACTTGCCCGTGCCCTCGCGCTCCGGCGCCGTGCCGTCGCTGCGATACATCAGCTCGACCATCTCGAAGATCTCGCGCGTCTTCGGGTCGGTCTGAGCGAGCGTCATGATCCGTTGATTGCGGCGGGTCACACTCAGCCAGTAAGAGTGGGCCTGCTCGCAAGTTGTGATGCCGCCCTGGCGATACTTGAGGACCAGATACCAGGGCTTCTTTCCCGCCCCAACCGCCGCGGCCTTCTGGGCGAGGTAGTGTCGTTGAACCGGGTTGAATGCAAGCTTCACCAATCGCGGAGGCGAACCCTTGGTCTTGATCGTGATGCGCTCGGCAGCGAACCGTTCGAACGGCGTGCCCATGTCGGCGGCATCGAGCGCCGTGAAGGTCCGCCGCAGTGCTGCGAACATCAGCTGCACGTTCCGCGCTTCCTCGGGAGTGCGCATCACGGCTTGACCTCCGGCAACGCACCATGTTCCCGCATCCACCCCGCGAGCCACGCTTCCAGTTCGCGAAGGCACGCTTCTCGTTGGTCTTCAGGCAAGTACTTCAGGACGATCGCACCGATCTGGGTACCGAACTCCTGGGCCTCCTGTCCGATCAAGCGCTGCCGTTCTTGCGGCCCGAACTTTGCCTCGATCCCGTAGATGCGATCGAGCCGCTCCTGGGCCTTGATGCGGTCGCGCGGGTCGGCCTCGGCGTCACGGATGATTGACTCGTACAGGGCGATGGCCTGGCACCGCTCCTCATCCGGGTCACGCGACTCGCGGTTGATGATGACCGCGCGGCCGAGGGTCAGGATCTGCTCGCGCTGCTTGCGGCCGATGGGATGCTTGAGCGCGGCCTCGATCTCCGCGATGATCTGATGTTTGTGCTTTCGCCTGGCGAGGCCATCGGCCGCGATCGCGATTGCCTGATCGGTAACGGATGTGACCGGGCGGCCGCGCTTGGGTTTCACACCATCAGGCGACGGCGTGCCGCTTGCATCGGTGACACCCGGCGTGCTCACGGCATGTCCTCGACGTCGGCACGGGAACCCTCACGCGCACGCGCGCGTGTCGAAAAGATCGGGCGAGGCATGTTAAGGCCGCTGACTATGCATTCCCCGATCACGAGCCAGTACGGGTCCGGATCAACTCGGTGAGTTCCTCGGGAAGGGCGTCAATGATCTTGTTCAACGCGGTGCGTTGGATGCGCTCAAGCCGGCGATCATCGCCACCGAGGACCACGGCGAGTTGGTTCATGGTCATGTGCTCGCCATTGCGCAGCAGGTCAAGGCAGTGGAGGACCGACAGGTCGGCATTCTTGCTGCCCTGCGGTGGCGGCGGTGCCGCCGCTCCCGGTTGACGCTCGGGTGGGCGGCGACGTACAGCCTTCCTGGCTTTGGCCTTCCCCATGAACGTGACTCCGCATGATCCTGTGCGCATACCAGGAAATATACCGCATACGGATCGGCGGATGAGTCAAGTTTGCTCCAGTGGGCCGGATCAATAGTCACGTCTGACGTGCGTTCCGGGCTTGGGTTTGCCCGCGATCGGCAGCGAACCGAGGCTTTGAAGGGTCTTCACTGCCTCGATGAGGAGCATTGCGGCCTGTTTCTCGGTCTCGATCTTGGCCGCAGCGGAGACGCCTCGACCCCGAGCGTGGACCCGCATGCGCTCCGCGCCGCGCTGAGCGGCGGTGAGGATGTCTCCGGCGAGGATGGCGACATCGTTGGCGCTTGCCCGCAACGCTCGCCGCTCGCGGACGTGAAGGTAAGCCTTGTCGAGCTTCGTGTCCGTGATCTGGAGCTGCTTGGTGATCTCGGGCCGCGACATCCCTTCGATGAGGAGGTGGTCGACCAGACGGCCGAGGTCATCATCGGAGATCTCGGATCCGCGGAGCTTTCCGGCGGCGGTGAGGGAAAGCATTTCCGCGATGTCGCGCGGCTCGGGTTGTGGTTGCTTGGCCATGCGGACGCCATCGGAGGGGGACCCGTGCGACTTCAGCGCCGCTCGGTTTCAAGGTTCAGCGCAGGTGGGTCCGCGCCGACGGTAACGACCAGGGCGAGCGTTGGCCGCGCGTGACGGGACGTTGAGAGATTCTGGACCCGTGGGCCGACCAGAGGACCGCAGCGCCGTGGCCGATCGTGGCGGGTCGCTGGCCCGGCCGTTTACCGGCCCTCATTCTTAGCACAAAAAACGTGTCTCTTTCGCTTGAAAAACGCTGGTTTTCGCGGATGTATGTGTCACCGGCAAACACACCGGCGACAGAGAACCACACGGAGACACAGCGATGATGATCAAGGCAATGACGATTCACGGGAAGCACGGGGACATCGAGATCACCCGGACCTTTAGCGGGGCTCTGGTGGTGAACGACCACGAGATCCTGTGCGAGATCGACCGGAGCGACACCAGAGAGGTGCGGTTTGCCAAGTCCCTCAACGCGGCGCGGTTTGTGTACGGGGCCAGCAAGACGCGCGAAGCGGATGCGACGAACTCAATGCTCGCGGCCTTCTGCGATGAGATTGATCGGGTTGCAGGATGCTGAGGCAGCCTCCCTTCCCTGAGAAGGGAGGGGACGGCTTTACCGCCCGCGCCGGGCGGCATGAGGAGTTCACCGTGAGAACCCAGCCAGTCGAGTTGCAGGACACCCAGCAGGATGAGGAAGCGATGGGAGAGGCCATCAAGACATTCGAGATCGAACGGATCACACCCCGCCAGGCACCGGGTCGGTGGGTCACCGGGACGATCGCGGGGCATTCCTTCGAGGCTTTGGTGTTCCGGGAGCATGCCGAGTCCGAGTCCTACGAGCTGGAGAAGAGCCGGATCTCCAAGTTGCAGCTGCGACAGATCCACGGCGACCAGATCGTCGCGGAGTTTGACCGGGGCTGGAGTACCGAGCCGAGCACCCCGGTCGCACGGCTGATCACGCGGATCTTCACGAAGGCATTGGCGCGGCTGGCTTACCCCTGACACCAGCGCCGGTGTCACCGACAGGTGACGCGCGGCGATTCCCCCCGAACCTAGGAGAAACCCATGGCAGCCAAGACGACGAAATGGAAAGAGACGCGCGACAACCTCAAGCGAGCTGCGAGCGGTGGGGCGGCCGTCGACGCCTACGTGAAGCGGCGGTACCTGCCTGACGACGGCGACGCGCTCGACCTTGTGACCGAAGTGCTCCACTGGGTCGCGGCCCGAGGCGAGTCGCCAGAACGGTTGCTGAAGGACGCGAGGACTTGGTTCAACATCGAACGCGAAGGCCGCTGCTGAACCGCGCTCGTATGGGCTTGACCGCCCGCCCGAGCGATTCCCCCGACCGATTGTGGCGGGGCATTTGGAGCAAGATCATGTCGAAGTCCAAGAGCGGTTCGAAGAGTGGTTCGAAGGGCGGGTCTCTCGGCGGGTCCAAGGGCGGGAAGGGCGCGAGCAAGCCCAGCGGCAAGCATGCGGCCGGACGCCAGGCCGCGTCAGGGCCGACGGACAGTCTGACCCGCAAGGCGCGTGCGGAGATTGCAGAGCGTCTCAAGAAGCTGGACGCGGCCGAACAGGATGGTGAGTTGGTCGGCCAACGGGAGGATCCGCAAGCGACACTGCACGGCGACACGCCAGCGCCGGTGGACGCGCCGGTCGATGGACTTGAGAATGCACCCGATGCTTCACCTGCCACGCTTGGAATGACGGACGCGGCGGATGCGGCCGGTGAGAGCCAGCTGGTCGGTCCGGCGGAGAACGAACATCAACCCGCCGCGACGTCGCCGGATGCCCAGGCCGAACCGTTGGCGGCGGTCGGTACATCGGCTCCAGGAACGGAGGGTGAAGTTCCGGCGAGCGTCACTCCGCCGCAGGGTGGTGAGAAGCCCAAGCGGGTGCGCAAGCCCGCGGCTGAACCCAAGCCCAAGCGCGTGAGCCAGCTGGATGCCGCGGCACAGGTCCTGGCCGAGGCAGGGATTCCGATGGGTGCCAAGGCGATGGTCGCCGAGATGGAGGCCAAGGGATTGTGGAAGAGCCCCGGCGGTAAGACTCCCGATGCAACACTGAACGCCGCGATCATCCGCGAGATTGCCACCAAGGGTGAAGCGTCCCGCTTTTCCAAACACGATCGCGGGTTGTACATCGCCAAGGCCCGCTGACCGGACTCGCGCGGCAAGAATGTACCGACGTACGGTACATCGGTACGTGATCACCTGCGACTACTGAACCAGTCAAGCCACTTCAGGCCCCGGCCACGATCGGGGCCTGTGGCACGCGGTAACGCTCAGCGACGTCGGGCGAAACGGCGTCCTCGCCAGCGAACGCGATGAAGCGACGGATGATGACATCGCAATATCGGGGGCTGATCTCCAGCCCGAAGCACCGGCGCCCTGATCGTTGTGCAGCGATGAACTGCGTGCCCGACCCTGAGAAGGGTTCAAAGCAGATCTCGCCTGGGCGGGTGTGCTGCCGGATTGGGATCTCAAAGACTTCGATGGGTTTGGGCGTCGGATGATCCGGGCGCGACTTGCCTGCGGGGACGTCGAGTTCCCAGACCGTCGAGAGGTGCTCGCGCGTGATGCGTGAGGGCTTGTTGCCTGCCTTCCACCCCATCAGCGCGGGAATGTGCTGCTCGGGATACCACTCGGGCCGCTCGTCTTGCTGGGCGCCGACGAGGCACGGCTCGTGACCCCAGCCGTACCAGCTTCTGCCGAACACGGTCTTGTTCTTCACCCAGATGATCTGGCAGTGGGGGAGGAGCTTGTGCTTGCGGAACGTTGCCTCCAAGTGCGAATGCCGGGAGCTTGCATACCAGACGTAGACCGCGGCGTTGTCGCGCGCTGCCTCGGCGAGTCCGGCACCGATGAACTTGTCGTAGAGTTCGCTGCCTGCATCGGCATCATCCCATGTGATGCCATAAGACTCGCCCCAGCTGTGCCGACTTGGGTGGTTGGACCCGTCATAGCCAACGAGGTACGGCGGATCGGTGGCGAAGAGCGCAGCGCGTTGACCATCCATTAGCCTGCGTACGTGAGCCGGATCCGTGGAGTCGCCGCAGAGCAGCCGATGCTGCAGACCATCGTGCACACCGAGCGTGATGAGATCACCCGGCTGTGTGATCGGCGGCGTCTCGCGATCGATCTCCGCATCAACGTCGAAGGCTTCGTCGTTGCCTTTCCCCAGGACATCAGACACGAGCGACTGGGCCTCTGCGCGGGTGAAGCCGGTGGAGAGGAAATCAAAGTCAGGTGCTGAGTTGAACGAGTCGAGGAGCTCGGCCAGCTTCTGATCGTCCCAGCGGCCGGCGATCTTGTTGAGGGCGATGTTGAGTTTCTTCTCGGCGACATCGTCCAGGTCCACCACACTCGCGTCCGCGTGGGTGTCGCCGCGGTGCTTGAGCCAGGCGAGGCGTTGATGGCCGCCGACCAGATTGCCGGTGCGTTCATTCCAGATGAGTGGCTCGACCAGGCCGAACTCTTTGATCGATGCGCCGAGTGCATCCCATTCAGGATCACCCGGTTTGAGCTGCACGCGCGGGTTGTACGGAGCCGGGTTGATCTGGGTGATTGGAATGGAGCGGATGTTCATGCTGCATTGTCGCCCGAGCCCTTCCGATTCCCCGGCCGCGCGGCAGACTTGCCCAAGCCCTGGGACCACGCGTCTGCGGGTTCGCCGCGTTCTGCCGGTGACTGAGCGAGCTCCCAGCGGATGAGTCCGCCGGTCTGATGGCGCCCATCCCACCACGCCATTGCGGGCGCGAGCCAGTGTTCGATGTACCCGCTCCCGGGAACGTGGCGCCGCGGGTAGGTGGTTGCGTCCTCGGCGCTGAGGCGATCGACCTTTCCGAGTCGCCAATCTCTGAGCGCGACCTCAAGCACGTCGGGCGTGAAGATGAGGCGAGTCTCACCGTTGAGCCAGACCAGGACGCCGAGGATCCCAAAGTTCACCCAGTCCTGAACCAGGATCTCGAGCTGAGACTCCTTGACGCCGTGTTCCTTCTGCCCCTTGGCGCGGATGCGCAGGGCACGCTGGCGCTCGCCGTTGGACTTTGCCTCCATCTGGATGGGCACACTGACCGCGTGGCCGGCGACGATGTATGGCACGCCTCCGTAGTAGTCGGGCTTCGCGCGGGAACTGAAGATCCTGACCATCCCGAAGTGACGCGGATCGGCGATGAGCCGATGAGGCGCGGGTTGAGTCGGAACCTCGGCCTTGTAGATCTGCGCCATCTGGCGCTGCTGGTAGTACTTGTGCGTCCACGCGAGCCATTGTTCAAAGGCCTTGCCGGCGCTGATCGCCCGGCGGCCGCGTGCGGACTCGTCCCGCTTCGATGCCGCGGCTGGCGGCGAAGCAGGATCCGGAGCGACGGACGGCGGGGTCCGCGAAACAAATCGTCCTGCGACCTTCGAGTACCTGGCCAGAAAGTCATCTGCGTCCATCGGTTGTTGATCGCGCGTCATTGCGCGTCTCCTTTTTTGCGGGGATGATCTCGTTGGCGAGTCCGCCATCCATTCTGTCGCGGACCTGAACTCGGTTGGTACACGGATGAAGCGAGGCACTCCTGGCGAGCGTGCCGCCGTCTGATCCATCGCACCATCCCCAAGGAAACTCGGTGCCGTCGTCTTGGATCTGCGTCACGACGTACCGGTGGCGGCAATTGCATTCATGTCCAGCAGCTGGTTCGGGGCTGAAGCAAGGGCAGTCGCTGAAGTGGCTCATTGCTTTCCTCGGCATGTTGGGCAAGGCTTGGTGACGGCCGTTAATGGGATGCGATTACCGAACTGGTTCGTACAGGTTTGCGTTCTGACGATGCCTGACCCGCCGCATGTCGGGCAGCGGGTCGGAGGTTCGCCCTTCACGGGGATGCGGGGAAACGGTTGATGATTCGTGTTCATGACGTGGCCTTTGTGAGATATGCGTCGTGCTCGGCCTTCAGCGCAGCCTCATTTGCCTCGCACCAGTCGTACCACGTTCCCTCAAAGTCCGTGGGCTGCAACTTGCACAGCCGATAGGTCGCGTGCCAAAACTGGCCACCGATGCGGCGATTGGTCTTTGGATCGCGGCCGTCCCAGAACCCGGTCGCTGGGCGTTGGCACATGATGTAGGCGTGGACCTCCTCACCCGGAGCGGGCCAATCGTCGTTGCTCAGGATCCTGCACACAATCCCGCCACTGGCTACGCGCAGCATGATCGTGGGGCGATCGACATCCAGAGTTCCACCGTCAGCCGGACCGTCGATGAATGTTGCGGTTGAATGCATCACGCACCGCCTTTCGTCGTCGCCTCGATGGACCGCGCACATCGAACCAACTGGAGAAACGGACTCGGCCGACGATTCGGTAGCAACCGATTGAGGTGGACCCAGACGCCAGCCCAGTAGCCAAACATCACGAACTTGTACTTCGAGAGCGAAGAGATTGCTTTGCTCGCCGCCTCATCGAGCTCTCTCTCAATGTCCTTCATTACGCACCATTCCTTGAGTCTTCCGGATGCTGATGCTCGCGCGGGCCGAGTCGGGTCTTGAATCCGTGCTTGTCACTGGTCAAGTTAAACTTCTCGACCACGGCCGATCCAAGATCGATGTTCAGCTTGCGGGCCAGTAGATCTGCTGTGATCACAACGTCGGCAAGCTCTCGCCGCATATTGTCTCGATCAATCGATCCTCCCGCGAGCCCGTGCTCGGATCTGATCTGTTTCTTTATCTGGTTTGCAAGCTCGCCAACTTCGCCGAAGAGTTCCAACAACGCGAACTCGATACCAAACTTCACTCCTTTAGGATTCCACTCCAAGCCACGTGCGTCATTCGCGGCCGCAAGCTCGCCGAAGCTGAGGTTGAGAGGTTCGACCACGTCACGGCACTTCGAACACAGTCTCCCGTCATCTTCCTCGTGATAGACCCCGCACCTGCAGTAGCCGCTCATGCAGCGTCCTCCTGAATGGACGGACCGGCAACGGTCGTGTCAGCCACGGGAGCATGAGCCTCATCCAGTTCCGACCGCAGGACGCGCACGCTCGCCAGTGGCGCCTCGATTCCGATGCGAACTCTCCGGCCGCCTTTCCGCCTCTCGCGGATATCGACGACGTTGATGACGATGCTCGGCTTCTTCTCTCCATTGAGGTAGAGATTGATTGATTGGTCCTTCTCACGTGTCAGCACCAGCATTCGAGCCTCCTTGCGTTTGTGTGTTTCGAGACAAAGGGCGGGTGTTGGCTTTCAACCGCCGCGCGCCGGAACCACCCAGCGCTCGCGCCACCCGCCGGGGCCGGTCGAGCGATCACACCGATCGCCCAGCCACCGACCCGGTGGACTTAGCGCCGGGACTTGGCGGACTTACCCGCTGACTTTCCGGCTTTCTTCTTCGCAGCTGCCTTCGTGCCCGCCTTCCGGTTCGCGGCTTCGTCGCGCTTGCGGGTGCGGCTCGCTGATCCACCCTGCGGACCAGTCGGAGCGTTGTCGGTGCCATCACCCTTGCCCGCCAGATCCCGCTCGCTCTCGTACACGGCCGCGGCGAGGGGACTGATGCGGCGGACGGTCTCGATGAGGCCCGACCGTCCGATGGCAAGCAATGCATCCCGGACCACGATGCTGGGTTCGATGAGCTGCAGTCGGCACACACGGTCGACCAGGAACGCCGCCAAGCGGAGGTCGATGTAGCTGGACAGCTGCTTTCCTTCCTTGGCGGCCTTCACCAGCAGGACCATGAGGTGAGTCGGATTCTCGATGCCGGCGGACTGGGCGATGAAGTTGACATCTTCAAAGCGATCGATGTACTTGCCGCCCACTTCGAGCTTGAGCGGCTGGGCGCTCGCGTCCGCGATCGGTTCCTCCGCCCAGGACTTGGCGATCCAAGAAGGGTCCTTCTTGCCCGGACCACGATGGGCCGCGATCAACTCTGCGTCACGTTCCGTCATGGCTTCTGGCGAGAACCCCAAGTCGTCCTTCTCGGCGACATCGCCAAGCGGCATCTGGCCGTCGACGTCCTGCTGCTTGTCAGCCTCTTCCTTCTTTGTGCGCTCTTCGTGCTTTGCCTTTGCATCCTCCCGCTGCTGCTTGGTCATCTGCGCGAAGAGCGACTTGGGATCGTCGATGTCGACGTCGTCGTCGTGCAAAGTTCCCTGTGCATCTTCGTCGATGATCTCGTCCGCACGATCCGCGTACTTCTGGATGGCGTTGCGATGATGCTCGATCTTCCGCTGGGTCACGAGCAGATCTGCGGCGAGGTTCCTGAACTCATCCGAGTCCTTGTCCTTATAGCCGATCTCGTCAATCTGCCCCTCCAGGTCCTTGCGTTGCTTGAGGAGGTCATCGAGCCCGCTCTTGAGGTCGAGCCGGAACTTGCGGCACTTGCGGAGGGCCACGCTGGTCCTCGCGCTGAATGGTGAGTTTGAGATCTCTGTCTTTGACATCGTGTCTGTCCTTGAATGGTTGAGAGGGTGAATATCAGCGTTCAACGATCGCGTTTCGCGCCCACCGCTCGACGGTCTCCAGCATCCATTTGGACGCGGATGAGCGATCGACATTTGACACATACTGAGCAACGCCACCGGTGCCCATTGGTGTGGCGAGCACGACGAAGCCGGTGCCTTCAGGAAGCTTCGCCTTCACCACTGTTGCGATGTCGATGAACAACGCCTTGAGCTCCTGCTCTGTCATGTCGTCGAGCGTCTTCATGCGTACCGGCTCGCCTTCTTCGCTGCACGCCGCCGCATGCTTTCGAGCATCCGTCGTGCTTTGCGATTGCCGCCGGCGGGGACGTCCGTGCCTTTGAACCGTTCGAGGTCCACCTGGTCGTGCGAGGCCTTCAACGCCGCGATCTGGGCAGTCCAGGCTGCCATCCGCGCGGCGAGCTTCTGTGCGCTTGGGTGATGCGCGGCGGCATCCGCACTGACGGGTACGAGCCGCTCGCCGCGCATCCGTGCTTGTTCGATCTCCTGCGTTGTCTTGTAGACTTGTCCAGTGTCAGGGTTCATCCGATGAAACTCCTTGAGAGATGTGCTGTGCGCTCCAGCGCCAGCGGTGTTACTTCGCGGCCGCGCCGTGCGCTGGCCCGTTGATGATCAAAACTTCCTCGCAGTCATTTCCCCGCTGGTTCGTGGAGGAATGCCGCAGCCAGGTCCACTGGGGAGCGGAGTACAGACGCTCAATCAGGTGATGAGCGCCGTAGCGAATGACGATGCGGACGTTCCTGAACGTCGCCACCTTTGCGGCGATGCGGCCGTGGTACGCCGAGCTCACCTTGTGCTTGTACTCGTCGCCCAGATCGGGCCACGGGAGATCGATATACAAGCCGTGATACGGCTCGTCCTTCACGCGATCGAGGAACTCAAGCGCGTCAAATGCGCTGAACTCCCAGAACTTGAGCGCGGCTCCCCAGGCCTCGAGCGACTCGACGGCCGACCGGAACCTGGTGCTGCTTGCACCGCCCGACGACGTGAAGCGGATCGCAAGGTTCTGGTTGAACTCGCGGACCTTACCGGCCTCGCCGCCGCGTCCCATCCAGGACGCCACGAAGTAGTCCGCCGCCCAATCCACGTCGCCGTTCTCGCGCAGAAGCACGGGTGCCGAACCGTCGCCAAAGAGTCCGCCGGTTGCCCCTTCGGCCTCCCGCTCGATGCATCGCTGCTGGGCCTGGGCCAGCTCCACGGGATGAAACAGGCGAGACTCGAGCAGTTCGATGAGCCGGCCACGCTGATCGTTATGCCGGACCACCCGGGCGAGGTTGATGATGTGGGAGTGCAGGTCGTTGGCGAGGCCGGCAGTTGTGTCGATATGCGGGATCTCGCCAGCGCCGCCGACACACGGGATACCACACCAGCGCAGTCGTCCCAGTTGACGGCCGACCATTTCACCGCCGCTCCGGTTCGATCCGAACCAGTTGGCCAGCGAGGTGATCTTCATTTCGCGGACGGGGTTCATTCCTCGTCCTCCCCGTCGTCATTGCTGCTGCCTGGCTTCTTCCCCTTGCCCGCCTTCCCCTTCGCTGACTTGGCGGACGCTTTCTTGTCGTCGCTCCAGAAGTCCTCGAACTTGGGTGCTGGCTTCGCGACCTCGACGCCGAATGCCTTGGCAAACGTCTCCCCGACCGTCGGGTCAACCATGCCGCAAAACCGTGCGAAATCGACTGCGTCAATCTTCGCGTCCTCCATCACCGCCTTGAGTGCCTCGTCATCGAGCTTCGCCGCGACGGAGAGGAGCTTCCGCCATCCCGGCTTTGCGATGCTCTTTTGCCTGTCTGCCGGACTCCAATGCGACAGGTCACGAATGTCGCGGCATTCAGTCAGGTGCAAAAGCACCGCTTTCCTCGTCGGAGTAAATGCCTGCCCGACGATCTGTGTGCTGATCGCATGGGCCCACTTCGAGCAGGCATGCTCGAACTTGCGCTTGGCGATCTGCTTGGGGTGATCCCAGGCGTCAGGGTGAGGCTCATTCTTCTTGCCCGCGGCGGCAACCTTTGATGCTGACTTCGGATCGACTGCCTTCTGGGCCTGACGCACGAACGTGGAATCGCGCACGATCTTGGGGATCAGATTGCCAAGACCCGTCTTGGTGACTTCGAGGTCCTTGGACTTCTTCTTGGCGTCAACCACTTTCTCGACGCCGGCGACGATCGCCTTCTGCGTCACGCGCTTCTTGTTGTCGAAGCACCGCTGATTGCGGCAGACGTTGCCCTCGGGGTTGTGCTCTTTCGGGGCTCCCTCGAACAGCTGCGGATCGTTCGCGGTGTTGCTCGGGCATCCCTGGCACGCGGGCGCACCAGCGAATGCGACGTCGAGGCGCCATGGGACCACCTTGAGCGAGTACATGGACTCCGTAACTTTCCGCTGCAGGACCTCGAACGGTTCAAGGCCGACACCCGGCGTCTTGGACTCGAGCGCGCGGTATCCGATGATGTCGTGCGCGATGTCTTCGCACCGGCGAGGATCGGAGACCTTTGCCAGTTCCCTCGCGTAGGGCAGCGGGAGGTAACCACCCGCAAGCCAGGACAGGACCTTCGGCGGGAGCTTGCGGACGTACTGACGATCTCGCACCCAGGCAACGCTCTTGCCCATGCGCTGGGCGGTGATGACCATGTCGCCGCCCGCCTGGTCAAGCACGCGGCCGACCGCGATGATCTTGTCGAGTTCGGACGGATCTTCGCGGTCGATGTTCTCCGCTGCTTTCCATTGCTGCACCATGTCAGGTTTGTTTGTGACGTTGGCCCTGATCGTCGCGTGGCCCAACAGCCGCTTCGCGAAGAACCTGCGTTCACCAAAGACCAGGACAAAGCGGTCCGTCTCTGGCTCGTCAAGCACGCCGATGGGCTGCAGGAGCGAGTTCGCTTGGATCGACTTCGCGAGATCCTCGATCGAGGTCGTGCTCGACGCCCGAGCCGATCTGTTCTCCGCCGGCTTCACGATGATGCGATCCATCGGGATGTCGTGTTCGCCGACGGGCAGTGGGTCTCTCCGCTTGCCCGGCGGAGGGATGATCGCCTTGAGTTCTGGCTCGGGTGCTGGCTTCGGCTTCTTGCTCATTGCTGTGGCTCCTGGCTCACGCCAATCGGCGCGGCGGTGTTACGAGCGGCCTCCTCGGCCGCGATTTCTTGTTTGATCTGGATGATGCGTGCGGCGTCGTCCATCGCGTCTGCGAATGCGCTCAATGGGTTGAAGCCCGAGGAGCCGACCGTGATGCCATCCAGTTCGTAGATGGCGAGGTACAGGTGGTTGCTGATGCGCGTGACGGTCAGCATGAAGCATGCTCCTGAAGGACTGGAAGATCTCGGCGAGTGGTTGAACGGGGCGGCCTTGCGACCCGCGCAGAAGATCTGCACTGCGGCGACGGCCGCGCTTCTGCGCGATGGGTCGGATTGAGGACGGCGTCGAGTTGTCCCGCAGCGAACAGCCTGAGTTCGACGGCCTCGGCGATCGACCGCCCTTCACGCGTGAACGTCCAGGACGCCTCACGCGGACCAGTTGCAGCGCCGTCGAAGCGCAGGAGGATCCCCTCGGCGACGAGCATGCGTAGAGTCGTCGCGGGATCGAACCCACCACAGAAGCGATGAGCGTCCGACCGGTGCATCGGGCGGGCGAGTCCGAGCAGTCGCATCAGAATGCGTTCAGCAAGAATCCATTCGCTGGGTGGGCGGGCGCTCATTTCAGCCCCGCCGGAAAGAGGATCGGTGCGGCGGTCACCTGGCCACGGCCGCGGACGATGAATCCACGTGAGCTGAGTGTTGAGAGGTAGTTGTTGAATGTGCCGCTGACGGCGTAGCCCGTTGCCTTGGCCAAGCTCTCGACGGTGATTGGTTTGTTGCCGCCCGCGACTCGATACTTAAGCAGCGCATCGAGGATTGATGCGGCGGGTCGATCGAGCGTCGCGATGACTTGATCATGCAGAGCTGCCAGAGTGCGCGGCGCGTGTGGACGATCGGCGATGTGATGGCCCTGTGCGGTGAGAGCAACGGAGCCGCGGTCCCGCGTGATCAGACCAGCAGTGCTGAGCTGGCTGAGGTAGTTGTTAAAAGTTCCGCTCACCGCGTAGCCGGCGATTGATGCGGCTTGCGTGACCGTTGGATCTGCGACGCCGATCATCTTCCACCACGCGAGGCCACTGAGGATCTTGCGACATGGTGCGGACAGGGAACCAGCCCCTCCCTTTACCGCCGTGGCGCTGGCCCGATTGCCAGCGCCGCCGCCGCGTGGGTGCCCACCGACCGTCCGAGCGGCACTGACTTGGGATCCGTTTTCCTCGGACTGCTGCGGATCCGCGCCACCAAGGTCGGGCCGGGTTTCCCCGGCGGAGGGCAAGTGGTACTTCATTACCTGGGTCGATTCGACATCCCGGATGGAGTCGAGTTCGCCGAGCTGTTGTTCGAGATGGGTGCTTGCAATCCGCAACGCGTCCTGCACAAGCCGTGCCTTGCCACCAACGAACGTGGCCATCTCCGCGCGTGCCTCTGCGGCTGCCTCCCTGCGAATCGCATCGACGTCGATGGCTGGCGGGAGCAATTCGATGCGAGGAAGCGGTTCGGAGTTGCCGCTCGCGCTCAGTCGCGCTTCGAGTTCCGCAACTCGCGCCCGCAACTTCTCCGGGTCGTTGGCTTCCGCCTCAGCGACTGCCACCGTCATCCTTGCCCGAAGCGCGTCCATGTCGATCGCGGCCGTCGTCACGGACAGGCGCGGAGCATCGTCCGTCGGCGTCGCGCTGCTGTCGTACGTCGTTATGGCCGGGAACGTCACACGCTTGAGCAATTCCATCGCGGGAAACCAGATCCAACCTTCGCCGCGCTTGAGCCGGGGCAAACCGTGGATGACCTCGCGGATGTCCTTCGCTTCAGCCTGGCCCTCGACCCATCGCTCAATCGCCTCGCGATCCTGGGGAGCAACGACCTTCATCGCCACCATCGCCTGGGCCATGCCGAGCAGGTCCTTGTTGACCTTCGCCGGCCGCTGGCTCGCGAGCACAAGGCGGATGCCTCGGGCGCGGCCGCCCGTCGCCAAACGCTGGAAGCGGTGCAGCATCCGCTCGTGACCCTTGGGCGGCGTCTGAGGACCAAAAGTGTGGGCCTCATCGATCACGAGGTGCAGGACGCCCGCATTGCGGCGGTAGACGGTTTCGGCGAAGGCCTCGCCGAACGTGCGCTGCTCGTCGATCAAGAGTTCGGAGACATCGACCACGATCGGCGGCGCGTTCACTTCCGCCGCGAGGCTCGCGATCGCCTCGCCCATTTGAGCCGCGTCATTCCCGTTGAGAGGGACATCCGCATGGCGACCACCAAACACCACCACGGGAAACCCGGGGCCGGTGCCGGCGGCGTTGGACTTCAGTCCCCACCACGCGCCGGTCGGGTCAAGCACACATACGCGACGTCCAGCCTCGAGCAAGCGCTCAACGGGACGCTTGATGGTGTAGGTCTTGCCGCAGCCAGTTGTGCCAAGCACGGCCCAGTGCTGCTGAAGGATCTCTTCGGGAATCTCATAGTGCGACATTCTGTGGTCCTTGTGTTTGTTCGCCGCGGTCGATGCGCAGCGTGTCGGTGGGCACTTCCAGGGAGACTCCCGCGGCGGCGGCCATCAGCGAGAGGACGCGGAGTTCCAAGTGCGGAGACTGGAGCTGCTCGATTTCGGTTGTGATCACGGCGCCCGTGGCGAGTGTGCGATTGCTCTCGATGGCGCGCGAAGCCGAACGGCAGAACGCGCCGAATGCGGCGTGGTCCGCGTGTGACCCCGCGAACCGTTCGGCCCTGCGAACCAACAACGCTCTGAATGCCTCGGCGACAGCGGGCGATGTCGGCGCCGGAGAATCCTGCGTGGGGGTCTGAGCGCGTGCTCTCGCGGCGAGGCGGCGATTGTCTTCGCGAACCCATGCCTTGTACCCGTCGAGGTGCTCCTCGCCCGTGCGGAGGAACTTCTCTGCGAGTTTGGCGGGATACACAATCCGCCCTGTCGCGCACGCCGTGTTGAGACGGTCGGCGACGTAGCGCACCTTGGTCATGCTCATGCCTTCGAGATGCGAGAGCTCGAAGGCAGTCGCGGTGCAGACCCCCAGGTGTTCGATGGCCTCGACGATGGCATCGATTTCATCCGGCGAGAGATTGCTGCCTCCGCCTCCTCCGCTTTCATGCTCGCGGATACCGCCCGCGTCGGCTGGGTGGGGCTTGGCCTGATGTTGTTGAGGATGTTCTGACTGTTCAGGATGTTCAGGTGCCAAAGCTCTGACACCTTTGTAATCCTGTTTTGACACCTTAGTTGATCTGGTTTGACACCTTTGTTGAGCAGGTGTGACACCTTTGTGTTGCGAATAAGGTGTCAAAGCTGTGACACCAATGCATACCCCGGTATCGGCAGTCGCGACGGAACCGAACAAGGTCTGCTGCTGCTCAAGCCAATCGAGCTCGATGCGGATTACGTGCGTCTGCTTGTACCCCTGGCCGCGACGCACGAAGGAAATCGCACCGACACGTTCAAGTTCGGCAAGGCGGCGAATAACTGTGCTTCGGGAGGCACCCAAAGCGGTACCGAGTGACTGCAGTGACGGCCGGAGGCACCCGTCGTCCCAACCCATCCACTGCACCATGGCCAGCAGAACATGGCGGAGCTTGGGCTCAAGCCTCGCACACCCGTTGATTGCTTCGATGGCACGCTGAGGACCAGTGACGGGGCGGCTCATACGGGAATCCCCCCGTCGAAGAGCGACCTAGGACCAGCGGCGTTCCTTGCCTCCGTGGCGACCCCAGGGACCTCCACATCGATTCCGTTCTTGGCCAGGACGCGCACGACCTTCCGAGCCACCAATCGCCACCGTGCCTGGTCACGCTCACCCAGCTGCCAATAGCGGAGCTTGCCCCAGCGCTGGATCTCGATCTCGTGTTCGGGGGTGTCGAACGCTTCCGCGATCACGGCGGCGAGGTCTTCAATGACTTGGTCGTTGTCGTTGTCGGTGGAGGGCATCGTGCTCGTCCAGGGAAGGCGGGGATAGAAAGCGACCCGCGCCGCCGGTAGACGGCGCGAGTGCGGAGGAGAGAGAGCTACTTGGTGGAGGCGACCTGCGTGCCAGGGCGAGGGCTCAGCGGCGACGTCGTGCGCGATTGGACCGATTCACGCGTTGCCTCACCCCGCGCGGCGGAGGCCTGCTGCATGAAATCGTGTGTGGTGAAGTCGCCCGGCTTCGGGTAGGGAGCACCCTTCGAAAGCGCAACCTCGATTGCAATCGCCGCGGCCTCGCGGGCAGAGGCCTCCGCCTTCTCCTGTGTGCGGCCATCCGCCATGCACATAGGAAGTTCCTTGGTCCATCCGACGAACCCAACGTCCTTGTCTGGTTGGATGTGCAGCGTGTACTGGGCGGCGATCTCGCGTGCTCGCGCAAGTGAATCCTGAGACTTGTCAGTCGCCTGCGCCTTTTCAGCTACCTCGGCCATCATGCCGGCGACGGCCTCGGCCGCTGACCCGCGCGGCGGTGTTGTCGAGGGAGCGCTCGACGGATCCTCGTCGACTTCGCCGTCGGGGAAGAAATCAGAACCGGTGACGGTCGAGTAGATGTATGCCAGCATCTTCCGCGTTGCCTTGCCAAGGATGGCGTCGACGCCCTGGCCCTTGTTGGTGCGCACAGGGATGTCGCGATGCAGGTTCTTCTTCTCGCCTTTCAGTTGAAACTCGGCGTCGTACGGAACGACGGCACCCTCAGTCAGGACACGGGGAAGACCAGGCTTCATGACGAGATCTGACAGGCCGGGATACTCGCGGACCAAGCGCGTGAAACCTTCGCGCGTGATGTACGTGCGTCCGGCGATGATGTTGAACTCGTTACCGACCGGCATTACGCCGCGAACGAGGGCCTCAAGCATGCAATCGCGGACGGTCTTGAGCGGATATCCCCCGTCGTCAGCGCGGTCCGTGCGGAACCCCAAGGGGGTGTCCTGCAGCTCCATGATGTCCAGCATCATCTTGTCACTCAAGTATCCGCGGATCATGCGGATGGCCTGTGACATCACAATGGCCTTCTTGATTGCGGGGACCTGCGACAACGCAAGCTCTTTAGCGCTGTCGATGGTCTGCTGAATCTCGACGTACTGCGCTTCTGACTTGTCAGCGACCTTTGCCAACGTATTCGAATCGTTCATGTGTGGTTCCTTTCCCGCGAAAGTGCGGAAAGGGGCGTGATGGACTCGAACCATCAAGCGTGGCCAGAACCGTCGCTTCGGCACGACGGAACCCACGCCCGCCCCTCGATTCAGTTGTGCGAGGGACCGCCTGTGTAGCGCGACGAGTAGTAAACCCGCAGGTCGATCGGCCGCACCCCAGTTGGGAGGCCGGGCCATTCACCGGTGCGCAGACACATTGCGTAGTCGTTGAGAGCGCCGCGATATTCCTTCGCCGCGTAGCCCCGCATCAGCGTGTCCACCTCGGTCGTCGGGTAGTACGCGGCGATCTTGTAGGGTGCGGAGTTCTGAATAGCGAACCACTGGCCTGGCACGTTCTCCCGTCCCAGGATCCGCAGACCTTCCTCCTGCATGTGATCCTGGATGTGATAGCCGTACTCCCCGATGCTCCGCGCAAATCCGTCGGGAGTTGGGTCAGCGCAGGACTTGAAGTCAACGCGCGTGCCAGCCTTGGAACCCTTCGGCCAGATGATCATGTCAGCACGCGCCTTGCAGCGAACGCCAGTCTCGGGGTCCACCCACGTGAAACTCACTTCAACGTTGCAGTCACGACCGCCGGAGATCCGCTGCTCCATCATGGCGGAGATCTCCGGATGCTTCAGCATGTTCGCGCGAATGCGGCGGATCGCCTGGACATCGTCATCCCAGGCGATGATCTTGCCCGGGTGCTTGGCCTGATAGTCCTTGACGCCTTGAGCGTCTCTGGTCTTGTAGATCTCACCATTCGGCTTTGGCGGAGGGGGAATCATCAGCGACGGGAGCCGCTCGGGCTCAAGCATCGCGGCATGAAGCAACGTGCCGAAGGCCATCTGGTCCGAAGTCTTTTCCGCTTCGTCGAGGTGCTCACGGACGTCGGCCATCGACACCCGTGCCCACTTGAGGGCGGAGAAGTTGATGGCCTCCCATTCGTTGTACTCGTGAAATGGAACGCCGAAGTAGATGCCGGGTGGAGGGGGTGGTACACGATTCATGACGGGACCTTTCTTCATGGCGCGGAGTGACCGCTCACGCGCACTGGTTGGAAACGGGCTGTTGCTGAATGGCGATGACGCCAGCGATCGCGTCGAGCTCCGCGGCGAGTTGCTGCAGATCCGCCGCTTCGTACTTGGCCACGTGGCCAGCAATGTCACGAAGCGACCTGGCGACGCGCGCGAGGTTCTTGGCCTGGGATGACTGGCAGATCGCGGCGAACGCGTTGTTGGCCAAGGCCATGACGAACTCGCGTACTTCCGGGGTTGCGGATTCGAGAACACACCGACCGCCGTAGTCGGTCGGCTCGTTCTCGTAGGTGGTTGGAGCGTGCCGACTGATAAGCGCATCGGCTTGGTGAGATTTAGACCACGGGAGATACAGCGGTGCCTGACCGGGAGCGGGGGGAGTGGTCATGCCTGAAGTTCCATGAGTTGAGACTGCAGCTGGTCAAACGCCTGCAGCGCAGCCGGGGGAATGAACGATGGGTTGGCGAGGGAGACGACTTCGTGCGGATAGACGGTGTCGGGATCAGTGACGCGCTGCTTGCGCTCAAGCCACTTCCAAGCACGCATGGATCTCACGGTTCCGTCCCGCCGCAACCGGATCGATCGCACAAGGCAGATCTGCGAGGTCACGGCGGACAGGCGGACGTTGATGATGTCGCCGACCTTGATGGTGAGCAGCGATCGGTTGTGCCCGCGAATCTGGTGAGAGGTCATGCGCCACCGCCTTCTCGCACGACCTCGTAGCCATCCTGCCTCGACTTTGAGAACCTCTGACCGGACGCGATGAACTCTCGAATGAACACAAGTGCGCGACGGCACTGATCGAAGTCGAACATCCCAAAATGGGTGTCGTCTACAGGGATCTTCATCTTCTTCGAGAGCCACAGATAGGCGTTCCGCCGCCGACGTCCGCGTCCGGTCTTGTGGTCTCTCCACAAAGGGTCGAAGAGACAATGGCACTCATTGCGAATGGTGCGCGTTTCCTGATCGGCCGGCGTGCTTGTCCGACCGTCCCAGCATCCAACGGTGCAACCGGGGTACGTGCACGCGTGGAACACGCCGTAGCGCGTATTGCGAGGTTGCAATACCACCGCGTGCTTCGGGCAGGTGAGCACGGTCATGTGCCACCTCCCGACTTGGAAGCCATGGCCTTGCACGCGGCGACAAGGTCAGCTGTCGCCTTGGCTTTCTTGGCGTAGTCGTCCTTGATCTTCGCGATCTGCTCGTCGGCATATGCCCCGTCGTTGTCGTGCACGCGCTCAAGCTTCTCGATCACATCGGCAGGAACCGGAATGCCAAGCCGAACGCACGACCGCACCAGCTCGACGTGGAGACGACTAAATCCACTCGCTCGATTCTCGTCGAACACCCGCGCTGCAATCTTGGTCGCCTCCGCGAGCGCTTCTTCGTATGACGTGCAGGGGATACACGTGTACCTGCCACAACCACTGCCGTCGTTGTAATCGTGAATCTTCCATGACAGATCGCCCTGGGAGGATCCGTAGAGCGTCAGGAGCTTGAACTCTTGCGGAACCCTGCCGTAATGATCCGGCTTGCCGGACCTGGACTGAGGGATGATCTCAAGACCGTCGTACTGCTCTCGCACAAAGTGCGTGACCTTGCCATCGATGAAGTCCTGAATGCGCGACAGGGCGGGAATGGCCGTTGTCTTGGCGAGCGCGGCAGCAAGCGACGTTTCAGCCCCGCGAATCTTGCTCGTGAGGTCGTTCAGTGTCTGCCGGGCATCTTCTGCGCGTTTCTCAAGGTCGATCGCGATCTCGTGCCGCTTTGGAACCCATGGGGATGTGAACGCCTGGCTAAGCACCACCGGGTACTCGGACGCGCGCACGCCGTAGTCATCGTCGGTGAACAGCTGTGCGGCCACGATTCCGTGAGCGGTCCAAGCGAGCATTTGGTACGCGTTGCCCTGATCATCGAAGATGTTCGACCCTTCCGGAGTCGATGTGTCGACAAGGTTGGCGGGTGCATCACTCATGCCACACCCCCAGCCGCGGCCTTCTTGGTCATCGCGACCGCAGCCGCGAGATAGAGTTCTGCTTGCCGCTGGAGCGCCTTTGACTCGCTGACGAAGATCTCGTCAGTGTCGATCGCACGTTCGTGAGCACTGCGCGGATTTGAGCAGTAGTCGATGAAAGCCCAGCCGTCACTTGGCGAATGCCCGAAGCCGACGCCACACCTCGACACTTCGAACCGCGGCGCATCGCTTGACGTGCTTCGGACCCACCACACGTCCGAAGTCGTTATGTCCTTCGCCGCGACGCCGTCGGCCGTCACCAGTTCTCCGATTGTGGGTGCATACTTCATGCCGCACCCCCGACTACCTTGCCATTGCGACAGATCGCGATCACGGTCTCAGAGTGGAGGAGTGGACCTGCGGCGCACACGCGGAAGCTGCTGCAGTCGGATGGCTGGACCAGCATCACGGGGTCATGTGCGATTGCGGAACACGCGCGGGCATGTGCCACTGCCAGGTCGAGCGAGTCAAACGTGGAAGGAAGGTGCTCGTTCAAGCCGCACCTCCAGCCTGTGCCGCAAGGGTCTTGGTGCTGACAACGCGGCCTTCTTCCAGGATGATGTTCTGACCTTCCGCAGCCTTGGCTGTGGCGACTTCGAGGATGAGCTGGAAGCCGAACTGGTGAGCGAGGTCGCGCAACATGGCGATCGTCGGTCCCTGCATGACATCGGCGTCACGGAACAGCATCACGCGGAGGTGCGGAGACTGACGCATTGCCACGTGGGCCGACACCAGGATCTGCGTGGCGCGGTTCACCTGGCTGAACAGCACGCCGTTCACGCGGAGGTTGCCCTCATCGTCAAACGCCAGGCCCTTGACCGGGATCTTCGTGTTCTTCAGCAGTTCGCGCTTGCGCTCGCCGATGTCCTCGATGCGACGCTGCTGCTCTTCATACTGCCGCGCCTTGATATCACGCCGCTCCAGAAGCCGGCGACGCTCCTGGCGCTGCCGCGCGGTTCTGTTCAGTTGGTCGATCTCGCCAAGCTGCTTCTCAATTGCAGAGACATCCGGATCAATAAGCGCCTCAATGGTGGGAGCGACGGGGCCGAGATCGGCGACGGCCGCGGCGTGCTTAGCCTTAGCCGAAGCGAGCTCCCGCTCCAGGGATTCGATAATCGTCTCAATGCTCTTGATGGTGTTGCGGCTGTCAGCAAGCCACTGGCGCTGAAGGTTGTTGTCGCGGATCTTTGCAAGCGCGCTTGCGTGTTCCTCGCGCAGTTGAGCGGCGTTGGTTTCCTCGTCGGGACCCTTGATGTCTGGAACGAGCGTCAGAGCGCCCTCGATCGACTTGAGCTCGACACCGGCGTCGCGGCGGAGCATGGTCGCATCGGCGAGCGCCGTGTCGAGAGCGGCGAACGCATCGGTCAGCCCGAGGACACGCCGCATCTCGTCGGCCTGGTCGCGCGGCTTGAGCCGGTAGAACTCACCAACGTCAAAGCAGCGTTCTGCCCGGAGCAGTTCCAGGAACCGCTGCGGCGGCATGTCAATCGGATTGCCTTCGCTGTCGGTGATCTTGACGGTGCGCGTGCCCTTCGCGGTCTGTGTTGCAGAGACGGTGTAACCGCTCAGCTTCCCAAGCACCTTGCACTTGTCCGCACCGATGCGCACGGGCTCGACGTTCGTGCCGTTCTTCTCGCCGAGCATGAACTGGATGGCGTCGAGGAATGAAGTCTTCCCGGATCCGTTTGGCCCGGATACTTCGACGGTGTCTGCCTCCAAGTCCACCTGCAGGAAGCGGATGCCCTGGAAGTTTTCAATCGTGAGAGCGATGAGCTGCTGCGGCGCGACGTCGGGTACGTTCGAATCAAGTGCCTTGCTGACCATTGTCTGGTTCCTTTCCCGCGGTATTGCGGAAAGGCGTGGGGAGGGGTCGAACCTCCCGGAGCCCGTGCGTCGTCCCGAAGAAGGTCTCGAAGGGACGACGTGCCCACACACGCCTCAATGCGTGTGGGGCTGATCAGTTGTCGCGAGAGATCTGGGAGTCGCGGAGGCGGTCGTAGTCCTCGATCTCTGGCGCGGCGTCGCGTTCGTAGAACTTGCCGCAGTCATCACATTCGAGGCCGCCGTTGCATGCGGACATTCCGACTTCGGGATCCGCCTGCGATGGCGACGAATCAATGAACTTGGTGCAACCGCAATCGCCACAGACGGGCGCGTCGAAGTCGAACTCGGGAGTTACCACAGGAGCGGAGACCTTGCGGGCGAAGGTCTTGATCACCTGGTCGGTGTCACGAAGGCGACGAAACAGCGCGGCATCGGCTTGGGTTCTGCAAGCTTGGCACAAGACAGCGCAGTACTCCCCGGAATCGCCGCGGCTGCCGGTGCTGAGCTTGCCGCACTCGATGCAGGGGCGGAGAGAAACGGCCGGGGCAGGCGAGCCTTGCGACTCGCCCGCGCCCGGCACTCGGGGGGGGCGGCTGTAATCGGCGACGATCTTGGGAGCGATCACCCCAACGACCTCGTCGAGGTTCGCCTCGGCCCGGGTCATTGCCCCGTTCACGCGGGCGGCGGACCGGGCCAGCAGATCGGTCCCAAGACGCGCGGACGGGCAGACACGGTCGGGGATCAGGGCGGCGGGGAGGGCGGAACGGGAGGAGCGGGAGGGGCATTCCATGCCTGGCTTCCTTTCGGGAGCCGGAGGCATGCTTCAAGGGTGTCCAAGGTCCGCCTATAGGCATCTAGGATGCCCAAGATGACCTCGGGTGATAGAGCCGGGGGTTCGATTCCCCCCGGCTCCATTGTTTCGCTTCAGCTTCACCGGCTTGGGGTGCGCGCGGGAAGCCTGTCGCGCAGATTTGCGCCCGCTCGATGGTGACGTCGCCGCCGTCCGCCAGCAGCTGTCCTGGACGAACCAGTATCACGGGTCCGACGAATCGACCGTGCCGCTGGCGTCGGTGTCGGTGTCCTTGCCGGTCGACGGCTCAGCGCGCGATCTGCTCGTCCGCCCGGTCGGCGGGCAACACACCATCATCCTCCCAAAGCGTCGGATGATGGTGGCACATGCAGAGCCGTGTCAACTCCGGTGATCGGGCCACCTGCCCGACAAACATCCGCTGGGCCCGTTCACGCGACACGGGTGAGTCGCTGCGGAGCTGCTGCCCGGCAGGGTCGCGCCCGGTGCAACACACCATCATCCTCCCAAAGCGTCGGATGATGGTAGCACATTCAGAGCCGTGTCAACTTCGGTGATCGGGCCACCTGCCGTCGGACGATGACGCGACATACGAAGTCGTGTCGCCGAGGAAAATCCGGCTACCTGCATTTTCCGACGATTTGACCACACTCAGAACAGCGAAGCATCTTCGGAATTATGCTATATCCACACCCGACACACCGAGAGTGCGCATGTCGCCGCATGCGAATAATCAATAAACACAAGCCATGCAGAACACAAAGCATACACGTCCACGCCAAAATGTTTACAAATAGCGACAAAAGTCTTGTGTGATACACATAGCACTTAGACACCGGGGATATCAAACCATTGGAACTATAAACCTCTGCAACCGCAAGCCAACGAAATACACTTCCTGAGCACACCTCTGTAACTTTGAATACATTACTATTATCACTTGTTGGCGATGATGAATTATCGCCCGCGTTGGACCACAAAGCGTGCGAAACAGTGTAGTACGGAAAGGCACGAGGCGAAACTTCGCCAATAGCACCAAACTTCAAAGACTCATAATCCTTGTTCGCTCCAGCGTTTGCTGGGGCATCTAGAACGTCTACATAAAAAACTGTTCTACATAACTTTGGCAGAGCGCCCCAAAAAACATTCAAAGAATCCGTATGCAAGGAATGAGTCGAACCGCGTCTTTCATACAGCCTGCGATCAAAATCTGTTGCCCTTGCTTGTGAACTGTAGGAAAAATAAAACGAAACCGCAACCTCAGTCGCCAACACAATAGTAGCGACGCAAATGCATTGAAAGACACTTGGCAAGTATTTGCTAGTCGTCATGTGCGTGTCGCTTACAGTCTGATTAACTCATAAACATTACTCTTTCTGATTGTTAGTCGCCCCTCGCAGTCTTCTGGGTCGATTGTCGACAGGACATTTGCCGCGATGCAAATCTCGCTGAGCAGTCGCGTTGTTGAGTCGACTCTGCTTGGTCTTATCGCACACACTTGATCCACGGCATGGATACGCGGCAATGCAAGCAATTTCTGCGTCGTATGCCGCAGCTTCAGAGCAATCGAGATATTGAGCCGGAACGGCCGTAAGGCCGATAATGTCCTTGGGGTTCTGGCTGCAATCTGCGTCGCCCACATGGACTTGTTCGTGTGTTTCTAGGCAGCTTTTCCAGTGCTTCAAGAAATCAGAATCGCCTCCGACAAGTGTTCCATCATTGTCCGTATACTGAAAGTTGTCAACATTTTGGTCGCAGATACACCTGAACGGTGTTTTTCCATCACACATAGTCACACCCCAACGGCCAAATGTATTTAGGTTGCAGAATGCTCGACAGGCTAGCGATCTGTCGGGCCATGACCATCCAGGCCCCGGGTCTGATTGGGTCGCCGGCTTGTCGAGATGGTAGTCCGAGTGCTTCCAAGAAATAGTAACTACTGTTACGCACCAGCTGCTTCCACACCACACGCGCATCCTGAGTCCCTGCGGATCGACGGCGTTGACGGGCATGTCTTGCACATACTCATACACCGACAATCCATCCACATACCCAATCGGATCCCTCCTGCTCCACCTTCCCAGGCTCGGCAGGAAGACGCGATTCCTCACATGGTACTGGCTCGTCGCACTGTCCCACAGATACCCCGCGTACCCGATGCGGTTGTGGATGCCAGCACTCGTCGAGCCACCCCGCGAGAGGACGTTCCGTCCCCCCGCGCT